TCACTGGGCTTTCCCTCCACGTTTGTGCTTGTTTTGGCCCCGTTCGTGGGCGGCGTACCCCGCGACCGACCGGAGCGCCGTCGCCATGTCCGAGGTCGTCACGATAGCGTACCTATCGAACGTCCGGCGGGTTCTGTGCCCCGAGATCGCCATGATGGTCCGCTCGTCGACACCAGCCTCTCGAAGGGCGCGGATCGCAGAGCGGCGAAGGTCGTAGACCAGTGTCGACGCGGGCAGACCGGCGACCTCGAGCGCCCGGGCCCAGGCCCCGTACCAGCCCTTCGAGAAGCCGCCGCTCCGTCTCGTCGCGGGCTTCCCGCCGTTGTGGAAGATCAGCGGCGACCGCATCCGCTTCGCCTTCCGGCGGGCGATCACGGCCGCGATCTCTTCGACGAGGGGCAGCACGCGGGGGTCGCCGGTCTTCGCCCCAGCAGGCTCCAGGCAGAGGACGCCGGCCTTCTCGTCGAGGGCGCTCCACCGCAGGGAGGCGATCTCGCCGGGCCGCATCGCCGTCAGGGCGAAGAAGGCGACGAAGTCACGGAGGTCGTCGTCGGGAATGGAGTCGATGAGCAGGCTCATCTCCTCGCGAGAGAGGAAGCCGGTACGGACCCCAGCGTCACGGTTGCCGAGGGTGCGGATGTTCGGCTCCCACGTGATCCGCCCGTCCTTCTTCGCAAGCGCGCAGGCGGCACGGAGGATCTCGAGCTCCCGGTTGATCGTGGCGACCGCCCGCCCCTTCTTCCTCCGAGTCTTGATGTACCGCGAGACCGTGTCCGAGGAGAGCAGCGTGAGACGAGTCGACCCGATCTCTTCGATGACGGCCTTCGCGTGGGACGACGATGCGCGAAGCGAGCGCAGGCCCCTCGTTTCGGCGTCGTCAAGGTACGCCTCGACGACTCGCTTGACGGTCATCTTCGCCGCGGCCGGCCCGGCGTACTGGCTGCGCCCCTCGCGGTGCAGACGAACGTCCGCGAGTCGCCGCGCGAGCAGCTTCCGGGCCTCCGCCTCGGTCGCGCCGCCGGGCTCGCGTACCTGTTCGTTTCTCCCTCGGACGGGCGCGTAGTAGGCGATCCAGTAGCGGCGTCCGCGAAGGTAGACGCGACCGTCGCCGTAGGGTGTCATTTCTTAGCCCTCCTGATGTGCTCTTGCACTCCCCGTGCGGAGAAACGAACGAGCCCGCCTTCGCGTTGGGCGAACGGGAGCCTGTCGGCCTTACGGTAAAGAGTCGCCGGGGACATCCTCAGAATCGGCGCGGCCTCCTGCGCCGTCAGGAGTCGGTCGGGCGGCTCGGGCCGAGAGAAGATGGCGTCGGCCATCGCCTTCAGGCGTGCGAGCTCCCCGAGGAGACGCAGGAGGCCGTCCGACGACTCCGAGAGGATCGCTTCCTCAAGCGAACGGATGGCCTCTTCGTTGCTCACTACCGCCCTCTCCCCTTCTCCTGGCGATGGCACTCACGCGCCGTTCGCCAGAGCTCGTCGTTCGCGCGGCGGCCAGCCCGTCGCCGCTCCTTCCAGAGCCGGCGCGTCGCCTCGTCGTTCAGGTTCCAGTCGTGCGTCTTCCCGAGCGCCCAGAGGGCTCGGTACCAGCGCGCAAGGACCCGGGCGAGGGTCGGCCGACTCGTCGTCATCGCGCCGGACCCGCCTTACCCACGGTCGTCCTCGTCCGCCCGGGGTACATGTACCTCGGGCGCCGCGGGGGCGACCGGACGTCCGCACCCGACGCACGTCTCGTGGCCCAGCTCGCCCTCCATGGCCCGGTCGATGGTCTTCGGGCCCACGCCGCGGAGCGCGGCGACGGCGATGACGGTCGGGCACGAACTCTTGCGCGAATACGGCGCGTTCGCCCGACACCAGCGGCAGCGGCCTCCGCGGATCTTCGGAACCGCAAGGCGGCGGAGCGCCTCCGTCGTGGCGTCGGGCGCCCCCGCGAGCGCCTTCCGAACGATTCGAAGGGTCGCGCTCCGAGACTCTGGCCGCTGAACCGCCGCGTTGAGCTCCACGTGGTGCCGCTCCACATCTTCAAGGGCGCGCCGATAGACTAGGGCCTGCGCCCCGTCTGGCAGCTCGGCCACGGCGGGCCCCTTCGCCCTCTCCATGCCCAGCTCGCGCGCCACGGCGAGGAGCCAGTTGAACGTCATCGTTTCGTCGTGGGTGAGCTTCCCGAGGAGGGCTTGGACGTCACGCGCCGGGTCCGCCGGCGACGGTGCGACTGCCGACGCGGCCGTCAGGATGGCGCGCTCCCGCTGGACGATCTCCAGCACGGCCGGGGCCACGCGGATGCACTCGTGCCCGTCGACCCCGCACGACTCCCCGTCCTCGCCGTAGCTCTCGTGCTCGGACGACGGGCAGCCGCAGAGGCAGATGGCGTTGTCGAGGGCGAGGCCCCCCTCGAGCGTGTCGATGGTGTCGAGCGCGTGTCGGATTGCCGCCATGTCGTTCCGCGAGAGATCCCAGGTCGGGTCGCCCTCCGCCATCAACCTGAGGCGGGACAGCATGTCGGCGGGGGTCTCGCTCACGCGCCCCGCCTCCACTGCGCGGCCTGCGCGCAGGTCGCAAAGTGCGACGCGTGGAGATCCGGAGCGCTGCGGCGCTCGTCCTCGCGGATGAAGATCGCGAGGGGGCCGTTCGGATCCCCGGGCCGGTCCTCGAGGCGGAAGGTCCCGATCGACTCCGGGTCCGCGTCGACCGGCATCCGCTTCCCCTTCTCGGTCTCCGCCCAGATGATCTCGGCTCCGCACGTGCGGCAGTTCGACGTCTTCATCGAGCCTCCTTCGCGCTGGGGAGTCGCTTCTCGAGGTGGCTCCCCACCGGGAAAGAGGCCCTCTCCGCCCGCTGCTGCGGGAGGCGGCACAGCCCGAGCGTCGGACGCTGGCGCGCGGTGCAGGCGGAGAGAGCGCGGTCACTCATCGTTCGTGTTTCAGGCGTCGGCCTTCGTCGCTTCCCGGACTTCAGGGAAGAGATCGACGTTGCGCTCCTGCTCGGTCATCGGTCGGCTGTCGACCACCTCGCCGGTGTCGACGCGGACAATCTCGACGATCCGGCGGGCATAGTTCTTCGACTCGTGAACCTCGACGGGACGAGGCTCGACCTTCTCTCGGACGATTCGGGCGACGTCGGTGATCTCCCGGTTGAGGTCATCGAGGCGCTTCTTCATCGCCGCCTTTGCGTCCTTCTGGTCGTCCTCCTCGATTGCCAGCTCGTGCACCTTCGTCGAGAGGAGGCTCGCCTTCGTCAGGAGCTCCTCCTCGTTGAGGCGAACCGGGAGCATCCGGGTGTCCATCGGCTACTCGCCTCCGGAGCAGGCCGGCATCTTCTCGGTCACCGTGCCGTCGGGGAGTCGGTAGACCTGGACGGAGACCTTCTCCCCCTTGAAGCGCGGCTTCATCGAAGGCCTCCTCTTCCTCGTCGTCTTCACACGGCAGCGCGTGCAGGCGCCGGTTCCGGTCAGGTCCTTCCATTTCCACTGGTGCCTCATCTCGGCACTCCTTCCTGGGCTCTCAGAGCCCTTCGAGATCGACTTCGAAGCCCTGGTCGATCTGTTCGCCCAGGGGGGTTTCCACGGGGGCCTCGCGCGGAGCGCAGCGGTCGCACCGGTGGCCCCTGAGGTCCGGAGAGGCGGACCAGCCTGCGTTCCTCGCGATGACTTCCGCTTCCACGGGAGTCAGCCCGGCCGGCGCCGGCCGGTCGCAGTGCTCGGCATCGCAGGAAACGAAGAAGACCTTCTGGTCACGAGCGCGGAGGCTCATTTCACGCGCTCCCAGCTCTTCGCGACGAAGGCCCACTTGAGACCGGGCTGGAAGGTGACGATGTCGGAGTGCGGATCGGCGTCCTCGTCGGTACAGGTCGCGATGCCGGCAAAGAGGGCGCCCGCGGTCAGGACGGTGAGCGCCCAGACGGCGAGGTGCGCCTTGCCGTAATTGGCCATCAGGACGGTTCCGTCGGAGCAGACGACGAGCGCGTTGGGCTGCTCGTCCTGGCGATACGCCCCGCTCTCACCCGAGACATCTCCATCGAACTCGATCAGGTCGTCGGACGAGCCGTAGATTCGGGTACCGGTCTCGCTCACGCCGCCCTCCCGCTCTCGCCTCGCGCGGCCGCGATCGCCGCGTTCAGCTCGGCCATCCGTTCGTGCGAACCGCCTCGGTCGGGATGCGCGTCGCGCGCGAGCTCGCGGTAACGGAGTTCGACGTCGGCGAGGGACGGATTCGTGCCGGGCACGCCGAGGACGTCGCGCCACGGGCGCTGGGTCACAATCGCCGGCGGGAGAGCCGCGAAGCCGCGGAAGGCGGCCTCCATCATGTCGCCGCTCCCCCAGCGCTCGATGCCCCGAAGCGCCTCGATCGTCTTCCCGATCGCGTAGAGGTTGTCGTGCGTCCGGTCCCAGCGGTCGCACGCCAGGACGACCTGTCGGTCCTTCAGGTTGAAGTAGACGGCCGCGCCCGGGTCCGCCACCGGCACGTTCGCGCGCGGCAGACCATCCGTGCGGAGCGGGACGTTCGTCGAGATGATGAGGTTCCGCGCGTGCAGTCGGCCGACTTCGAGCTGTAGGAACTTCAGGGCGTCCCCGAAGCCGCTACGGAACTTCGAGCGGTGGCGCTTGTAGGTCGGGGTCCTCGGCCTCCCTTCGGGCCAGTAAAGGGGGAAGGCTTCGATCTTCGTCGTGTAGGCCATCTACGCCGCCCTCCCCTCTTCCGGCGTGGGGCTGGTCCGGACGCTGAACTCCCCTGCCGTCACCCGCCCGACGACGAACTGGAGACCGGTAGCGGCCGCGGCCGCCTCGAAGGCCTCGAACGTCTCCGGGTCGAGCGCTTCCGCGTTGTCGACGACGATGAGGCCGAGCTTGCCAGCGCGGAGCTTCGCCACCTTGAGCGCGACCTGGATCTGCCGTCCCCGGTTCACCCGCTCGAACGGGATGCCGTCCACGTAGACCAGGCCGCCGCGGATCTCGAGGCCCTTGATCGGGAGCCGCTCGAGGAGCGAGGCCTTCAGACCGTCGAGGCGGTCGATCGTCGCCGTGAGACGCCCGGCCTCCTGCTCGAGACCCTCGGCCTCCTCGGCGAGACGATCGGCGAGGCGGCGCGTCTCGGCGTTCTGCGTCGCGACGCGCGACCGTTCCTCCGCCTGGCCGATGCTCGCGGTCATCGCCTCGAGCCGCGGCCCGAAGTCCCTTTCGATCTCCTCGAGCTGCCCCTTGGCAGAAGCCGTCACCTGCTCGATCGCCGTATCGGCATCCTCGCGCGTGTCGCCGACGCGCCCCTCGTGGGCGGCCTCCTCGGCCTTGATCGCGGTCTTGGCCTCCTGTCGGATCGCCTCGATGCGCCGATCGGCGTCCACCTCGATCTCGTAGACCTTCACCTTGAGTGCTTCCCGGAGCTCCTCGAGGACCTGGTCCCGGCTCCGCTTCCGCTCTTCGATCTGAGCGTCCCTGGTCCGCTCGCTGTTCCGAGTCTTCGTCTCCTTGGCGGAGGCGAGCGCCTCCTTCTCGGCGAGGAGGTCGGCCAGGTTGTCGGCAGCCTCCTCGACGGCGGGGACCGTCCCGCGCAGCTGCACGGCCGTCGTTCGCTTGTCCTTCAGGGAACGGTTGACGCCGGTCCGCTCGTTGAAGACGAGGTCGCGGAGGATCCCGATCTGGTCCAGGGCCGATCCCTTGATCACCTCGACAGGGCGCCCGAGGGCGGCCTGGAGCTCCTCGCGCGTCACGACCAGGGGCATCACCTCGGCGAGGTACTCGGCGCGCTTCGCCGGCGGGCAGGTCAGGATCGTGAGGGGGTCGATACCGAGCTCGTCGACGAGCGAGTCGAAGATCTTGCGGGGGGTCGAGACCTTGCCGCCAACCGGGAGTCGGACGTCGAAGGTCGATTTGACCTCGCCGTCCTTTCGCCTCCAACGGCCAAGGAACTCGGTCCCGTCTTCCGTGACGATCCTGACGCTCCCCTCGTTGGCGCCGGCGCGGAGGAGGGTCGAGTCGCCACCGCCGCGGAACGGGGCGCGGATGGCTTCGAGGGCGCTCGTCTTGCCGGAGGCGTTCCGGCCCTCGAGAACCGTCACGGCTCCGGGCCTGATGGTCAGCTTCTCGTGTCCGAGGATGTTCTCGATTTCGATGAGAGAGACCTTCACGGCATCACCTCAGAGGTCGAAGGCGCCGGGCGTGGCCGCGGGAAGGGCCGGGGGCGGCGACAGGACGGCCGGAGGCGCCAGGAGGGCCTCGGGGGCCGGGCGGGGCTCGAGGTCAACGAAGCGGGGCGCGAACGGGGCATCGGGAGCGGCCTTCGGGCGGATATCGGCCGAGGACGCCTCGAGGATCGGCAGGTAGGACCGCCGCACGCCCGAGACCTTCTTGGCGTACGGCGCCTTCACGTCGGCCGGGATGTCGTAGACGGTTCGCGAGGAGGGCTTGGCAACGACGAGCCAGCCGCCGACCGAGGTCTCCCCCGGCTCCGTGAACGCTTCGCGGAGGTCCTCGTCGAGGTGCTCGTACTCGTGATGGGCCTCCTTCAGCTCTTCATGCCGCGCGATCTTCTCGGCGAGCTCGGCGTCGTAGAGAGCCGAGAGACCCGGGCCGAAGGCGAGGTCCGGCACGCACTTCGTCAGGAACGGGCAGTCCCGGCAGTGGTCGCCCGGCTCGGGCGGAAGGTCCTCGCCCGCGGCAATGGCCGAGTTGACGACGAGGAGCTGATCCCGCTTCAGCTCCATCGCGGCGATGACGGCCGGGTCGTCGAGGCGGACTTCGATCGTGAAGGTCTCGAGGCTCTCCTTGTTCGCGAAGAAGAGGAGGCCTCCGGTCTCCAGGTCGAGCATCCGGGCGTAGAAGCCCACCTGCAGCGGGTAGCCGCGGAGGTACGCCTTTTCGGACTGGAGGAGCCCTTCCGCGGTGCCGGCACGGACGACCGTACGGAATCCGTTCCCACTCGCGGTCTTGAAGTCCGGGACCCAGACTCTCTTCTCGCGATCCCGGACCAGGCCGTCGATCTTCCCGGAGAGCTCGAGCTCGTCGTCGACGAGAGGCCTCTGCGTCTGCTCGACGGTGATCCCGGCGTCCTCGAGGAGCCGGACGAGAGCGGGCTCGAGCATCTTGCCGAGCCGGAACCGCCGCATGAGGCTCGGCTCGGGGAGCGCCTTCTCGGCCCAGCGCGTGCGGTTCCAGAGGAGCTGGCGCGAGCAGTCGATCCCGAGCTGAGAGGGCCAGTTCGAACGCTGCGGGTAGACGCTCCGCTCGCGCTCGAAGTAGGACGAGACGGCTTCGTCGAGGAAGCTCATCTCACCCCTCCGAGCCGGGCTCACGCTCGGCGGCCTTCGGCGGCGCGTAGAGCGGGTGCTTCTTCAGGTTCGTCCACGCCTGCGTGACCTGGAAGTCCTTCGTGATCCGGTCGAGGGAGTCGAATCCAGCGAAGTTCGGGCCGCTCGTGATCTCCCTGACGAGCTTCTTCGCAGCCCCGAGGTCTCCCCCGACGCAACGGGTCACCTCGGCCTTCAGCTTCTCGACCTCGGTCTTGATGTCGTCGGAGGTGACGGCGCCGGCGTTTCGGTCGGCCGAGCTTCCGAATCCGTGGCCCTTCCGGCAACGCTCGGTCTTCTTTCCCGAGGTGCCCCAGGCCCGCTCGAGGTCGGAGATGGGAACCCGCGTCATGCCGCAGAGGACGCGGACCGACTTCGTCAGGAGCCCGGTCAGGACCGACGAGCGGAGGTCGCCCTCGAAGGCGCCGACCTTCTTGTCCTTGTCGTGCGTGAACCTCCCGGCCTCGTCGACTGTCCGGCCGGTGAAGTCCTCGTCCGAGCGGCGGGTCATCTCGATCATCTGCTCCCGGCCGTTGATCCGGGACCAGGCGTCGCAGGCACCGCGGAAGCCGAAGATCCCGGGGCTGTAGACGACCCGCTCGGGGTCGAAGAGCCCCTGGTCGTCGCGGGGGCGGACGTTCGAGAGCTTGATCCCGTAGACCTCGGCGACGAGCTGGGCGCCGGAGGCCGCGAGCATCGCGTGGACGTTCCCCTGCGGGTCCTTGAAGAGGATCCAGTCCTCCGGACGCGTCCGGTTGATGGCGACGAGGTAGCAGGTCTCGATCAGCCTCGTTCGCCGCTCGAAGATCTCCTCGGCCTCAGCCATCGCGGAGAGCTTCTCGACGAAGGAGCGTTCGGCACGCTCGGTCTGGCGCGACTCCTCGAGGATCTCGTCGAGAAGGCGGCTGGAGGGCTCGGCCGGGCTCGGAGACGAGGGCGAGACGTACTCGGTGACCTTGTGGATGGCGCTCATGTGCGGGCTCCTACGCGGCCCTCGGGCCGCTGTTGTTCGTGGTGGAGAGGTGGACGAGCTCGCCGCAGGGGGCGTGCCATTCGTCCGGAAGCGGCCCGCGGGACTCGTCGGCTGGCGAGGCCGGTTCGATGGTGGCGGGATTCAGAAGGAAGTCGCGAAGAGTGGCCTCGGCGCTCGCGCGACGAGCGCGGCGCTCCGCGTCCCAGCGGTGGAGGAGTCCCGCCGCGGAGCGCGGCTCGTGGCGTCGGTAGGCGGCGCGCGCGAGGACTGCGACGAAGCACGAGGCCCCGACGCAAAGGACGACCTGGACGACCGGGTGAGTGACGATCTCGGCGAGCCCCTCGCGCGTGTCGTCCGTCCCCGTGAGGTAGAGGACGGCGAGCTCGCCACCGAAGACCACAGCGAAGAACGTGGCGCGCTTCATGCCGCGCTCCTCGTGCGCCTGTAGGCGCGCTTCTTCGCACGAAGCTGCTCGGCGAACGGGGCCATACGATCGAGCCAGCGCGTCGCGCAGAAAAGGTCCTGCTCTTCGTGGGAGGAGAAGGAAAGCTCGTTGGCGTCGATGCGATCCCAGCCGATGGCGACGAGTCGCTTCAGGCCGCGGAGGACGCGAGCGGTCAGGAAGGGCCGGCGTATCACTCGGGGGGCCGGCGAGGAGACGGGAGCGGGCGCGCTCACGACGCGACTCCTGCCGCGGGCCCTTCGAAGGTCGCAGCCTGCTGGTCGGCGAGGCAGGACAGCTTCAGTAGGCGAAGGTACGACTCGAGGGCGGCGACCCGCTCGAGGTCCTCGGTCGGGATGCCGGCGCAGACGGAGACACACGCGACGGCCCGGCGGGCGGTCGCGAGCGCTTCCTCGCGTTCGCCTTCGAGTTCCTGGGCCTCGCGCTCTGCCTCGAACGCCGGTTCACCCCGCTTCGCGAGAGCGGAACGCTTCTGGTCGAGGCAGCCGAGCCGATTCGAACCGATCCGATTCACGACCGCGATGCAGCGGCCGCCGGCGAGGATCTCAACTCCGACTCTGCCGTACCAGCCGCCGACCTGCCAGGACTCGAGGACGACGACGCTCACGCTGCCACCTGGCCCTTCTTCGGCGCGACCCATGCGCGAGAGAAGAGAACGACGCTTCGCGACCCGCAGACGTCGCAGCTCGTTCCGTCGAGGAGCACCGTGGGGCCCTCGCAGTCCTCGCAGTGCCCGCGGTAGACGTAGGTGGGAGCCGTGCTGCGGAACTCGAGGACCTCGCGGACACGGCCGACCTCGGCGCACGAACGGGCGAGGACTTCCGCCCGTGCCTTCTCGAGATCGGGATCCTCGTTTCGCTGGTTGCGCGCCGGCCGGAGCAGGCGCAAGATCGAGATCGTCATTTCCCCAGGTCCCCCTTCCCGGCCGGCGTTGGCGCGCCGGCCTTCGTGTTCATGGAAGGCGTGCTCCCGTTCACGGAAGACGCCATTTCGTTCGCGGATCGGGGCCTTTCGTTCCGGAGACGCTCCTTGAGCCGCCTCGCGGCGCGCTCGAGCGACGCCGCGCGGAAGGCGAGGGCCCAGAGGGTGACGAGGGGCGGGACGGGTTCGGCCATCACTGCCGGCCCCCGGTCAGCGCGGAGAGGACCTCGGCATCGATCGACGCGACCTCACGCTTCAGGTGCTGAAGGAGCGGGAGTACTTCGCGGGCTTCGTCTGGGCTCAGTCCGCCCGGGAGCCGCGCGGCGATCGCCTGGCAGGCGGCGCCGACGGAGACCATGAGGCGCCCGAGCTGCTCGCCCAGGGGGCCCTCCTCGAGGGTCTTCTCGGCGGCCGGCACCGTCGTCCTCCCGTAGGTCGCGCAGAGCCGCTCGAGGTTCCGCGCCTGGGCCCCGGCCCGGACGAACCAGAGCATCGTGGCGAGGACTGCCCCGCTCGGACGGTGCGTCCCGCGGATCTGCTTGAGGACCTCGTTCTCTCCGACATGCCCACGGAGGGCCTTCTGCAGGTCCGAAACCTGACCATGCTCGAGAGCGAGGTAGAGGTCGGCACGGAGGTCCTCGACAAGCCGGCCGAAGTCGGGGATCTCAGCGGCCTCGGCCTTCGGCCTTGCCGGAAACGCCCTCAGGGCCGAACTTGCCCGCGTGGACATCAGGCAGCCCTCCCCTGCTCGCGGCCCACCACCTCGCCCGGGGACACGCGCCCCGGGCCGCCATCGGAGCCGGGGCGCTTACCCGGGGAGTCACAAGTGCGGGCCGGGACCACGGCCCTCTCCGCTATCGCTACTTCATGGTTTGGGCCCTCCGTGTCGAGATGCTGTGCGGTGACGCTGTGGATGAACTCGGGCCTCGTCCCGGGAGGAGGAGCAAAGTGCCGGTCTCTCCCGGCTGTCGCGTCCTCACGGCAGGCTGGGGCGCCTACGTCGATGCGGGTCCCCTCACCATCTGTGCTGTCGGCTGACGTTGCCGCCGCGAGCGGAGTAGCCTGCTCACGCGCCGCGGTACAAGCCCTTTCGCGGGCGTCTCGAATCTCGGTGACACATGCCGGCCCGAGCCGGAAGAAGACCTCGTGGAACTCGAAGTACCGGTCAGCGGCGGGTCGGCACCGGTACAGCCGCAGGACAGCGCCGGGGATCTCGTCACGCACCGCGCGACCCATTCGGTTCCGCCAGAACTCACCGGCCGGCCGCCGGAGGCTCAGGGTGAAGGAGCCGTCCTTGTGCGCGGTAACGTCGCCGTGGCCCGAGAGACGGAGGCGAATCGTGCGGGCGTCCATCTCAGGCCGCCTCTCCCGGGGCATTCGCCTCGCGGCGCAGGCCGTCCCACTCGGCTTTGTGCTCCGCCCAACGGCGGCGGTTCTCCTGGCGAGCGGCCTCGACGAGCGGGGTCAACGCCTCGAGGGCCAGCGTCGCGTTGCTCGCCCGCGTCCAGGCGCCGGCTACGTCGTCGGACGTCGGGCCGTGAGTCGCCCGGGCCGCCGTACGGAGCTCCGCGGCGCGCTGGTAGAGCGCCGCTTGCGCCTCGAGGGCGATTCGGAGCGGGACCGCGACCATCGGCTCTTCGGGAGCCGGCGGGCCTTCGACGGGGCGCGGGACGAGGCTCACGGACTGGGGGGTCAGCGTGGCGAGCGCGGCATCGAGGGCCTTCAGGCGGGCGCGGGAGAGGGACATGGTCAGGCCGCCTTCCCGTCGCCGACGAGGTCGTTCAAGGTGAGGCCTCGGCGCCGGCCGGTGCGCTCGCGGAGGACAGTCAGAACCGCTTCGACCTCAGGAAGGCTGAGATCCCGTTTCGTCTCACCGCTCAGCAGGCGGGACACCGCGCTTTCGGAAAGCCCGGTCGCCTCCGCGATGTCCTTCTGGCGGAGTCCGTTCTCTCTGGCCAGCGTCAGGATCTTCTCTGTTGTTGCGCCCATGCAAGAAAGATAAGGCGTTAATCGCGCTAATGCAAGAACTATTTTGCAAGGACGCAATAACCCGGGGATACCCTTTCGCTGCAATGCCTTCCGCTAGAAGCTGGCCCGAGATCGCCGCCGCTCTTCGTCCGCTCGCGAAGAAGGAACGTGGCAGCCAGAAGCGGGCTGCCCTGCGAACAGGCGCGAAGGAATACGAGATCAGCCGATTCCTCTCCGGCGAAGCCACTCCTGATCCGGTCATCGGAGCGCAGCTCGTCCACCTCTTCGGCCTCGACTTCGGGGAGCTGACCGGCATCGGTCAGGCAGGCACCGCCCAGGTCGTTTCAGCCCGATCCGGCGATGGCACGCCCAGGGAGCTTCGAGGTGTCGGTGCTCCCCTTGTCGCTATCGACGTAGCGGCTGGGGAAGGCGCCCTCACCGAGGTCGACGACGACCGGCTGTACTTCTTCGGCGAATCGTTCATGAGGAAGCACGGCTGGTCCGAGAAGGCGAAGGACCGGTTCTGCTGCGTCAAGCTCGGTTCAGCGAGGGTCGCCGAGTCCATGGAGCCGACCATCCGGAACGGCTCGCTCCTCCTCATCGATCGGCGGCCGTCGTGGGAGCGCCTCCGAGACAAGGCACGGGAGATCTATCTCGTGCGCTTCCCTAGCGAGGCAGAGGCGGTGAAACGCTGCACACTCGAGGCCGAACTGCTCATCATCGAGTCCGACAACCCGGCGCCCAAGTACCACCCCAGGGCCTTCGCCGTGAACGGCGAGAACTGGCGCGACTTCGTTCGCGGGCGCGTCCTCTGGTGGAGCATGGACGCGTGACACGCGTCGCCTGGTGGGCGACGTAACACTCCCACAGGAGGGTCGATGTTTCTCGCACTCGCACTCGTTGCCCAGGCCGCTCTGGCCACACCGCCGCCCACCCCCGCTCCACTCACAGCGGACCAGCGAATCGAAGCCGCGGCCAAGGCGATCGTCGACGAGTCAGGCGCGCCCTTCATTGAACGGATCAACTGGGCTCCGGTCCCGGCGCCCCAAGGGGCGTCAGTCGTCCCCGAAATGCGGGTCGATTTCACGCCGACAGCCTGGCACCGGGCTCCACGGAGCCTGAAGCGCGACGTCGCCGAGCGGCTCGTCAAGCTGGACTGGCGGGCATCCAGCTTCGCGACTCATCACTTCCACAAGAATGCTGGGGCGTTCATTCGGCTGTATGTCGGCGAGACGTTCCTGGGCCGCATTGAGCTCAGGGACAGTGCCGTGACCGGACGCGACGACCGCTTCCGGCCATCCAGGGCCTGGGCCGACCAGTGAGAGCGGAGGGCGCTCAGTGCCGAGCCCGCTAAGAACCGAGCCCGCCACCGTGACCGTGGCCCTCTTCCCGCAGAGGCCGGTCGGCGGGCCGATCCTCTTCGACGTCCAGCTCGGCGGTTCTCGAGTCGAGGGGAGGATCCTCAGCAGCGACCCCGAGTACACCGCGGCCGACGAGGCGATCGAGAAGTACGTGCCGAAATGGACGATGGCGGGCCCCACCGCCCCGACGCTCGAGCTGCCCGTCGCGCGCGTGCATGAGCTCCTCCGACGGTCGAGCGCGGCAGCCCCCGCCGACCCCTCCTCCGCCCCAATGGAGTAGGCGATGCCGCGCATCGGTCTTCCACAGGTTCTCCTCGGGCTAGCAGCCACTGCCGCTCTTGGTGCCCTCTACTTCGTCTGCACTCGAAGGTACGGTCGAGTCAGAGGTGACACGGCATCGAAGGAGGAGATTGTGGAGGAGGTTTCGGAGAGTAAACGTGCGGTGCTAGACGAGATCGGGCTGGAGCACCGGCGTTACCTTCGAGACGCTGAGGTCAAATCGCAGGAAGAATACGACCGAACCGTCATCACGCTGTCTGGTGGCGCGATCGGCGTCTCATTCGCATTCTTGAAGGACCTGGTTGGAACAGTCTCGGAAGCCAAAGCCCTCTACCTCGCCTTCGGGGCCTGGGTCCTCTGGGGACTCGCCATCGCACTGGTGCTCATCTCGATGTATTTCGGGACTGAAGCGCTGAAGCTTGCCCGCTGCCAGTTGGACGCAGCTGACGCGTCTAAACCCGGCGGCGCGTTCGCTTCTGCAACCATCCTCCTGAACCCACTTAGCGGCACGGCCTTCATGGTCGGGCTCATTCTCATGGTCGCGTTCGTCGCGAGAAACGTGTAGAGGTGAAAGATGGCTGAAAAACCTGGTACATGGAAGCCCGTTAGGACTGGAATAGTCCCCGCGACGCCGCCCCCGAGAGAGAAGCCGCCGGCACCCTCACCGCAGCGGCCATCTCCGAAGGACGGCGACAAGAAGAAGCACTGAGGGTCTCAGACGCCCTCCTCCTTCCGCGACATGCATCCCAATAGCTGAACATGGATCCCCTGTCTATCGCTAGCTTCGCTGTCGGAGCCATCAGCACCGCGCTTGCAATCGCGGTGACAGTCCGCGCCCGCCAACTGACCCGGCCCCGACTGCGCGTCTCCGTTGGCCTTCCGCCGCTCTCCACGAAGACGCCGCGAGCCACCCGCGGTAGCCCAACGACTTCCCTGTTCATTGGCGCGCCAGAGGCTGTCCTACCCAGCCTGCTCGCGATTCCGGTGTTTCTTGAAAACCGCTCGAACGCTCCGATTGCGGACCTCAGCCTCCGCCTCGAGTACGCGAGCCGCTATCTCCTGAGGGATGGCACGCGAATCGCTGATCCGAAGCACAACGCTCACGCAGTCCTAACGATCGACCCGGACGCGAGGCGAGAGGCGCGCGAGTTGCTCGGAAAGGCCTTGGTGTCCGTCGACGTCGGGGTACTCCGCCCGCATGACACTGCGCTTGTGTGCGAGTTCTTCAGCATTCCCGCTCCCGATGACGCCGAGAAGAGCGAGGATCCCTCGGCCGATCCTCGAATCCTCACGGCGACGAGGAGACTGTCGCCTCTTCCAGCGTTTCGTGCCTTCTTCGTTCTCGATGTCGTCGCCCGGTCCAGCAATTGCCCTCCTCTTGCATTGACCATCAACGTCTTGCTTGGCACTGCTCCCACCTGCGAAGCCCTCGGGGATCTGGCCGGAGCCTGCGCGTCAGAAGCATGGGACGGGCTGCAACCTCGACCGGGCCTTTACGTCGACGCGATCCGGGTGTTCAGACGACCGCGGCTCCGCTCCGTTCTTCGGCAGGAACTCACCTGGCTTCTCTTCCTTGGCACTCCGGCTACCGCTGACGTCGCTGATCCTAAAGCGGTAGTGGACCGCTCGCTTTCCGCGGAGGTCGCCCCCGGAGTCCTGACGCTCCCGCCGTGGGGCTTCACTGGCGAGGCCTTTGACCCAAAGCCGTACCTCGGCATTCGCATGCCGACATGGCGAGAGCTCCGCGGACGGCTTTCCCGGCCCACTTGGCGGAGAACGCGAGTTTCGGCACGACGATGGAAGTGAACCCGACTCGCCACCCCCTCGTCCGCCCCTCGGACCCCTTCTGCCAGGGCCTGGTCGAGCAGCTCTTCAGGCGGGACCGGTGTGTGACGTGCCGAGCGTGCAGGGAGTGGCGGACGGGGTACGTGCCGGCCGCCGAGACGCCTTCGAGGCCGCGCGACCACCGTAGGGGTTCAGACCGCTTCGCCGAACGCGGCGAGAAGGAGGCTTAGCCGTGGCGACCTGCCGGCGATGCAGCGGGGCTGGGAACATCCGGTCATCTCTAAACACGACATTCCTGGGAGGCCTTGCAGATCCCCGCTATGAGGAACTGCCCTGCCCCGGGTGCGGCGGCTCCGGGGAGGTCTATGGCGTTTCCGACGAACCGTGCAGCAACTGCGATGGGCGCGGTTTCGTGATGTACGGATTCTGGCTGAGCGAGCACTCAGAGAGCTGTACCGTCTGCGGAGGGACCGGGCTCACGTCTGGTTAGGCCGCCCGGCGCACTCCTCGGTGACCGCGCCGATGCCGCTGGCGATCGAAGTGCCTCTCCTCCGCGTGAGCGAGCTACTGAACCGATCTAGGTCAGATCTAGGTCCTGATCGCCCGCTCGCCGACGTGCCACCCGCGAGCGAGGATGGGCGCGGCAGGAAGAGACGGCATCGCAACGTCTCCGAAGAATCTCGCGGTTCCCTGTAGGAAAAAGTCCGGGTTCGCGCAGCCTTGTACATGAGGACGCTAATGCCCTCTGGTTTGTCGTGGCCGGTCTTTCCGATTCTCGACGAGCGCGCCCAGAAGCGACCGGGAGACATCGAACGCTATGAAAAGCGAAGTCGGGAGGCGAGGCAGCGAATGAGCTCAGGCTTCACTTCCGCGCCTTTTCGGGCGGTAGTCTGTCGCCACACGGTCTCAGGATCATCGACATCCCGTGATACGTTCACTCAAGTTCTCGACTCCGGGCGGTGGTCAGCTCACAGTTCAAGAGGGCCCCCTCGGTGCAGGTCACGCTCGCGGCCGGAACCGTGGTCAACGAGTTGCCGTGCCGTACCCACCCCGTACCGTCACGCTCCGATCGGGCACGCAGTCGTTCGTTGAGCCTTCATGTTTGCCGGCCGTGCCCCTCCTCTCGGCCTCAGCTCTCGAACCAGAAAGGAGAGTCTCCCGTGAAGCGTCTCCTCTTGGTACTTGTCCTTCTTTCGGCCTCACTCCCGGGATTCGCCCAGGAAGCCCCTGCGAAGGAAGCAGCAGCTCAGTCTAAGAACGACGCCCCGTCCATCGATCAATGGGGCTTCGGCCTCGGGATCGGTGTCGAGCAGTACCACGACACCTACATAGACAAGGCCGCCATCTACGGCACCGACCGTACCGTCAAGATCGAGAAGGAGATAGACACGAGCCCGAGTGCCTGGCTCACGCTGAACTGGAACGTCTGGCCACGTCCCATCGCCGCCAAGGAAGCCAAGGCGAATAGGCTCAGGGCGATCTCCGAGGCCGCCCAGAACGCTAAGACCGACGCTACGAAGTTGGCCGAAGAGGCCGAGAGGATCCGCCTGCAGGCCTGGGGGGCCGCAGCCGACGCCGACGCCGACAAGAAGGACAAGGCTAAACTGCGCGCCCTCAACGTAGATGCCAAGACGGCCGATAAGAACGCCCAGCGCGCCGAGAAAGACAGAACCGCTGCGGCCGAGAAGGCTGCGAAGGCCGACCTGGCCGCGGCGGTTGCAGAGGCGAAGGTGAACGATACCGACGAGATCAAGTACGGTTTCTTCGCCGGCCTGAAGGTACTCGACGCCACGGCGAACACCTTTAGCGGCTTCGCGTTCGGGCCGCAGATCTCCTTCTTCGTCGGCAAGAACAAGCGCGTCATCTCCATTGGAGCTGGCTGGGTCGCCCATGGCACAAAGACGTTCGCCTCTGGCATCGAGGATGGGAGCGCCCTCCCGACGGAGTTCACAGATATCAAGTACCGGGAGGGCACAGAACACAGCGTCATGCTGATGTTCTCCGTCCAGCTCCTCTGATCGTTCGCGGTCTCGCCTCCCTCGCAAACGAAGGCGCGAGGGGGCGGCCTTGAGGCCGCTCCCTCGCGCTGTCTCTTGAGCATCTCGCCGACCCCTGGCCCGTGGCCGAACCCGGGGTCCGCGCAGCAATCGAGGAGAGACCCATTCGCAGGTGGACCGGCTGATCCTGTGAGCCTGATGGATTCGCATCGTTTTCTGCGAATCACTCCGGACCTGTAGGAAAAACCGCCTACTCGCGCAGCTTAGATAGTGAGGGCTACAGCGCCCTTCCCGAAAGGAGGACACAGACCTGGGCCTAAGTCGAGCCCCAGACCGGTCTCCGAGGACGCTGCCGCTTCTGGCGGCCCCCAGGGCGCCCGCGAACGGAGGCCTCGCTGGGGACTCACTCCACCCGAGGTCGAAGGTGCATGCCGCACCCTCGTATCTCGGGCACTCCAGCGGCTGCTGACGACGGCGGCCGCCTGACGACTCACGGAGGAGAAGCATGGCCTTGACCGTTTGCCCCGACTGCAGTGCCGAGGTCTCTGACCGCGCACCCGCATGCCCGAAATGCGGTTCGCCGATCGCCGCCGCAGCCGCAGCCCCCACTCAATCCGCACAGACCTCACCGCCGCTCCCCGCCCATGAACGCGTCCTCCTCAGCGAGGGGTACGTTTCGGTGTCCACGTCGCGCTTCGTCGTCGGGAGTCAGACCTACCCGATGGCCAACGTCTCGTCGGTGAAGTCCTTCACGGCCCCCGCGAAGACTGGCTTCCCCATCCTTCTCCTCGTAGTCGGCATCATCGCGGGGTTCTCCGCTTTCGCGAACAAAGAAGCGCTTGTTGTCGCCATCCCTCTCATCGCACTCGGCATCTTCCTCCTGCGCGCAGCGAAACCGACCTTCTACGTGGCGCTGACCACCGCCAGCGGTGAGGTGCGTCCAGTCGGCTCGAAGGACCAAGCATATGTCGAGAGGATCATCACCGCGCTGAACGAAGCGGTCGTCGCGCGTGGCTAGGGCCTCGGAGACCATGCAGAGCTCGCCGTGGATGCCTCGCTTGGCGACGAGGGGTAGCAGATGCCCGCCCCGCAGATGCCTCACCTCTCTAATACGCGATCCCACCTTCCTTTCAAGGGATTCGTGAGTTCCACCTTTCGGCCTGAAGGCAACCGACGACTTCATGTAAGGAGGGGTAATGGCCACGACGCAGAGGTGCATCCGAATCCTAGCTAGCGGCAGGCGCTGCGATCGAACAGCCTCATCCGGCAGCCTGTTCTGCGAAGCCTGCGACCTATTCCGAGGCGCCCACAGGCGGAAGCCCGCGGTGAAGCTCGCCACGAAGCGGGCCGTGAAGCTCGCTAAGAAGCCCGCGGTGAAAGCCGCGAGGAGTTTCAAGAGGATGGCGAAGTAGACATCATGATTGACCTGATCCCTCTCTACTCAGCCGCGGTCGACTATAGCGCGAAGGAGTACGACGATCTTTGGAAGACCTTGACGGCCCTCGACGCCAAGGCCCAGGGCACCACCGCCATAGCAGGGGTAATGACAGCGGCGTCTCTGACGATCACCGGCCGGGATTCCTTTGCGACAGCGAATCGTCTGTTTGGTATCTGGCTCCTCCTCCCCGGCGCTCTCGCGCTGTTGCTGCTGATTCTCGCGATCATCTTCAGCGTTGTCGGCATGAAGGTTCGCGCGCTTCCAGAGGCCTTCCGGTCCAGACAAGTCGCAGCCACACTCCGCGATCTGACCGCCATCGACGAGTCAGAGCGAAACGCAGACGCCCTACTTCGCTACTATCAGGGCCTTTTGAGTGGTTGGAAAGATACCCTCGACGAGATCGAGAGCGTGCTGTCGAAGAAGGCCATGTGGGTGGAGGCGGCCCAGGCGCTGCTCCTGGCGGGGACTATCGTCCTTTGCCTTCTGGTCGGTGGGGTCTTCCTATGCCAGGGATAGTAGTCCGGGCCGGCACAGGAGAGGCGGCCAGCCCTTCCGTTCCTGCCGCGGCCGAAGCGGCGATCGCGAGCTGGCTCCGGAGGTGGACGATGTCGGGTGTACCGGTCCGGAATCTGGGCGCGAACACGCGTTTGACCCGGCTCTCCATAGTGGACGACTGCTAGAAGCGCGCCTCATCATGATCATCGTCCTTGAGTTCGTGGTCGTCCTCGCGTACGCAGCTGTGATCTCCGCCGGCGTCTCATTCGTCTACTTGGCGCTTCTATATGAAGACGAAGAAGGCCGGGCGCAGGATGTCGTCGAGCGATGGTGGTGCAAGCTCGATGATGCTGAACGCCATCTCGTGCCCAAACACCTTGCTCTCATGCGGAGAACAGCATCGCGAGTGCTGAGCATCCTCGATCGCACGTTCGGTCAGGAACGTGTCTCCTTGAGGGGTGCGATGGCCGCGCTCTTGGGACTCACCTTCGCGGCTGCGTATCGGTTTCATCTGGACCTCAAGACGTTCCGCGCAATGGGCATTGCCCTCAGCGGATACGCGGTAGCGGCCCGTGTCGTGCTCTTTCTCGTAGCCGCGCTCGGACTAGTCGCAGCCTATCGGTATCCGAAGCGCCTTGCACCGGTCCTGCTGGCGACCGGTATCGTCCTCTTTCCTCACATCCGACGATTCGCCCTCACGATCCAGACTTTCAGCGATCCCCGGCTGCACCCATACGACTTCGTTATCCTGTTCACCTGGGGGTCCTTCTCGCCGCTCGTGATCGATGCAGTCGGCATTGCTCTCACTCTCCTCCTGCTGATGGCACACCGCGCCGTCCTCCGCAAAGCTCCCACTCTCGGAGCCATTCCTCTGGTGGCTCTGGTGGTGGCCACCTGCGCGATACCGCAGGTGTTCTGGATCGTGCCGTACTCGACCCACCTGGTTCAGCGCCTGATCGTCGACGGAATCGTGGCGGGCATGTATCTGTCCTTTCTCATCATCCCTTGGGTCGCCGCGTGGGCGCTCCTCTTCCTCCACGCTTTGTGGTGGCCCGTCCTTGCACGGCCTGTATACGCGGCTGCACGCTTCCATCTGGTCTCTAGAAAGTGGCTTCTCCTCCTCGTCGGCATCGGCCTACTGGCCTCGATTGTCCCGGGCCTCGGCCCTGGACTGCTTGCTCTTGTTCAGCGGCTTCTTTCGGTACGGGTCTGACGGTAGATTCCGCCTGAGGGGTGCGTCACGTGCCGAGGGTGCAGGGACTGGCGGACGGGGTATGTGGCGGCAGTCGTCCTTCCGCCAGCGGATCCGAAGGAGTAGGCCATGCACGAGAACGAAGAACTTCCTGAATGCGTGACCGACCTTGAGAAGCGCGTCACAGCGCTAGAGGCGACCGTCCAGGCCGAGAAGGAGCGCGCGAAGACAAATCTGCGCGAGACGCTCCGTATTGTCTTGGAGCTCGCTGCCGCAGTAGGAATCAAGATCGAGATCGAAACCAGCGAAGACGAGCCGAGAGAGTGAAGGAGGACTACAAAATGAGAAAGGCACCCTCCACCGGGTCGACCGCGGCGAAGGCGGCGTCTCGTGTACTGAGGAGCCCGTCCACAGGCGCGGCCTCAAAGGCCGCCGCAGGCAGCGCCCTCACTCAGACGAGGTCGTCCGAGAGGACGTCAGCGAAGGCGGCCACTGCCGCCTCTCAGGTTCTCCGCGACGGGCGGACAAGCGCAGCATCGAAGAGGGCCGCGGGAAGCGCCCTCGCCCAGCGGAAGAAGGGGTAGTAACGGATCGGCGCCGACGCTCGCGCTTCGCGTCGACGGACGGAGGTGACCTGTTGAGCCCCTGCTATCTGTGCGCAGGACCCGCCGAAATCGGCCCACTCGACGAGAACGGTCAGATCATGCTCGATCACCGAGTGGAATGCTCAACGTGTCGGACCTACAGCATCTCTCTCGAAGCGAGACGCCGCCTGGATGCTCAGCCCGCAGCGCGCGGAATCCTCTCAGCGTGGTCGAGGCGATCTTTCGTAAGCTCCACGACGTTCCTGCACATCAGATCCGCGACGGTCGATGACGCAGAGGCCGAGGCGCAGGCTAAGGCAGTCACGGCGGACACTCCGGAGGAGTAGCCTTCCCTAGTGTCGACCGGCCCCGCTCCTTCCGCCTACGACCTCCACAACCGCCTGAAGGCGACTGAGGCGGCCCTCCGCGCGACCGAGAAAGCCCTGCGGGCGCTCTTCCAGAGGGTGAATGTCAACCAGCCCCGCGACCCCGAGTTCGACGCCGTCCTCGAGGCCTTCGCGACGATCCTCCACGGCCTCGAGCACGCGCGGGGGGACCGGTCGAACGAGCTTCAGCCGCCTCCGCGGCCGTACGAGCTGACGATGAGCGCTGAGGACGTACCGCCCGAGAACGACCCCTTCGGCGAGCCGACCGCGGTGAAGCTCTTCACGCAGGACGCGGGCGAGACGAGGAAGGTCCTCGCCGCTGTCATCCGGAAGCCTGGCGACGAGCCGGACGCTTAGTCGGTCAAGCATCTTGACTGCAGGATGACGAGGGCGGAAGATGGAAATGGAGGCGGGGGGAATCGAACCCCCGGCGGAAGGTCTAAAGTCTCCGGCCAGGCACCAGCCCCGCCCCCAATAGGTTCCGACTCGGCCCCGGTTCCTCACGCCCTGCCAAGAGATGAGGGAACCGGGGCCTAGCGTTTTCGCGTGTGAAGCTCGCGGCAGCGCCGGCCTACCGCGAGCTTCCTCGTAGTCTCACAAGCTCATCCTCCTGGTCATCCTGAAACCCCGGATGCCTCACCGCGGGGAACGACGAGGACGAACCTCTTCCCCGCCTTCTTGACGGTGCCCCTTTTCTTCTGCCGCCAGAGCTCCGAGTTGACGTTGCGCCTGAGTTTCTCGCCGGGGCCGAACCCCATCGATCCGAGTCGCTGCACGATCTCGGCGTTCCGAAGCCCGGAAGGGGTCGTGCGCAGCGCCTCGCGGATCGCCTCTGCCACGGAGTGCCGCGGCGCCAACGGCCGATCCCCTCCTGCTGGAGAGGTGCTTGTCACGGGCGCGGCGGTGGCTGTGCCCGTGGCGCTAGGTTGACTCTCATCATCCGGCGCCAGAAGCGCGCGGATTCCCGCGATTTTCGCGTCTATCTTCTGGCGATGAACCTCAAGCCGCTTGAGTTCGGCGGAGAGCGCGTCGCGGATAGCGTCGGTCAGCATTGAGGGAATGATGATCGCACGAGATCACCATGTCAACCCCGCCGTGATCAATGCTTACTTTTCGAGAAGGATAGTTCTGGAACGTTTACTTCTTCCACCTAACCGCCGCGGCTCTCTTTGCGATCGCACGGCGCTTAGCTCGTGTCAGCGCCGCCGTCCGTGCCTTCCCGCCCTTCAAACCTCCCAGGCGGCCCAGGGCGACCGGGGCAGGATTCTTCTCGGGCTTCGGCTCGGCGGGTTCAGGGCCGGCCGCCCCGGTCGCCTCAGCGACGATCAGGGCAGATGGCTGGTTCGGGTCGGTTGGGCGCTTCGGTTTGCTTTCCCGCTCAGCCACGCCACAGGAGGGGTAGGGCGGAGCCTGGCGTCCAGGGCCTAGTGATCCAAACTGACCCACTACCGCTGCCCGGGATCCGGAGGGGGAACGGCAGGGGAAGCCGCCGGGGCCGGCTCAGCGGGGGCGGTAGCGGGAGCGGCAGGTGCCCCGGCCGCCCCACCGCTCTTCTTCATCATCTCCTCGAGGAGCGTCTTCTGACCGTCGAGCATGCCCGTGCTGTGATTGAGCGTCTGGATCGCGATCTCGCGCTCGCGGCCGAGCTCGTTCATTCGGCCTTCGATGCTGGCCATGTGCGCCTCGAAGCGGGCCTTCAGCTCCGTCCGTTCCTTCTCGATCGTGCCGAGCTTCGCTGCGATGTCGACAGGGGTCATGAGGTCTCCTTATGCGATCAGCCCGTGGGCGCGGCACCTGGCGAGGAGGAGGTTGAGCTGGGCCTGGACGCTGGCGATCGTTGCGGAGGCATCGGCAACGGCGGCACCGCGGGCGCCGACGACCTTCGTCCCGCCGACCATGTAGCTGGTCTCGCAGTCGATGTTGCCGAGCGAGACGGCGGCGTTGCGGGTGGTGAACCCGGTAAGACACTGGACGTAGCCCCCGGTGAAGGCGGCGAGGTTGAACTGGTTGGAGAACTGGAGTGACGGCTTCCCCGCGGCCTCGCACCCAACGTAGATGTCGTTCCCGCTTCCGTACAGTCCGCCCTTGTGAACCCCGCCGTTCGTGAAGCCGTAGGAAGACGCCGACGTGATGCCCCCCGCCGGGATCGTGATTCCTCCGGAGTCAAGCGTGACGTTCCCGGCCTTCACGACGAGGGTCGTCCCGTTCCAGGTAAACCGGTCCTTCAACGAGAACCAGCCGGCACCGTTGGCATAGAAGCCGGTGTCCGTGCTGCCCCAGTTCCCGGCCCCGACGTAGATGGCGTTTGCAGCCGGCGTCGCGCTCGCGAAGAGGTGGATTCCGCCGGAGGAGAGCTCACTCGCCCCGATCGTCCAGCTGCCGATCGCGCCCGAGCCGGCGGTCACCGCTCCGGCAAAGCTTGCGTTCCCAGAGGCGTCGATCTGGACCTTCGTCGTCACGTTGTGGCCGAGCCTGATCCCGTTCGTCGGGTCGACCTTGAGCCAGGCGCCGGAGGGGACTCCGAAGGCTGCGCCGTACGTCGTCGCCGCGTAGCCGTAGAGCCCGTTGAGATTGCCCACCGCCCAGCGGGGGCTCCAGTCGTTGAACGTCGCGCTGTTCCTGACGTTGCCGACGATGGTCGGGCCGACCTCGGAAGACGCCTTCGTGCCGTGGACGCTGTAGAGGTCGATGAACCCGTCACCCGCGGCTCCCGTGTTGAAGGCCGCGTCGCCAGCGGCCCAGGCGTTCGCGCCCGTGCCGTCGAGGTTCCTCGTGACGGTGTAGGAGTACGGGCCTGCCCCGGTCGGCCCCGCGGTGACAGCCATAAACTCGACCTGCTGAACGCCGCCGGGAGCTGTCTCGAGGTAGATCCTGTCCCCGATCGCCATCTCGTTGTGCTTGACGGAAATCGACGTAGCGCCGGCGGTGAGGTCCGCCGTGAGCTGCGTCGTCGGGCCGACAAGGATCCTCCCGCCGATCGTGGCGATCGTGTCCTGGGCGACGAGGGTCTCGACGCGGAGCTCGGCGGCGTAGAGCGAGCGCCAGCGGGTTGCGGCCGAGCCGAGGTCGTAGGCGAAGGTCGCGTCGGGCCCGGCGTTCCCGAACATCTGGATATTGAAGAGGTTCGTGTTCGTGGTCCGGATGCCGACGTTGCCGATCCCGGTGCCGTTGATGGAGATGGGCCGCCCGCCGCCGCCCGTCCCGTACTTGAAACAGTCAATGCGCCCGTACGTCTGCGCCGCGCTCGGGGAGGTGATGATCGTGACGACGCGCTCCGCGGCGAGTCCGTCGCTGACGATCATTCGGCCCGTGGCACCGCTGACACCCGCGACCTCCAGCTGCTCGTTCGGAGCCTGCGTCGCGATGCCCACGTAGCCGTTCGTGTGAACCCGCATCCGCTCGGTGAACGTCACACCGTCCGCCGTGCTCACGTGCCCGAAGGCAATGTGTCGGGACGTCGGCGTGTAGATCTGGTGGCTCGCCGAGGCCGAGTCCATCCCGAAGCCGAGCCGGATGTTCCCCGACGTGTAGAGGTTGATGATCTGCCCGTCGTTCGTGGAGGCGGTCCCGAAGTCGATCGCCGTCAGGGGCGAGGGCGTGCCGACGCCGAACGCGGGGGCCGTGACGCGCACGGTCGCGGCGATGTCCCCGACGACGTCGACCGTCGCGGCGGGCGTCGCTTTGTTTACGCCAACCCGCTTGTTCGCCTCGTCCCACGTCAGAACGGAGGTGTGCGTCAGCTTCTGGGCGACGGTGTCCCAGATGGCGATGCGCCCGCTCGCCGGTGCCGGGTCGACGGGGACCACGACGACGACATCGTCGGCGGGCGTGCTGTTGCTCGTCGAGTGCGCGGCCTCGTTGATGGAGACGCCGGTCGAGAGGTTCAGCGCGAGCGACCGGACGCGGAGAATGGCGGCGAAGCCGGCCCCGTTGTTCGTGACGAGCGTCTGGTTCCCCAAGGCGTCGAAGGTCTTCACGTCAGTGTCCCAGACGATCGGCCGGCAGCTCCCCTTCCAGACCGGGTCGGCACCGAACCGGGGGTCGCCCTGGGGCGTGAACGGGAACTCCGTGTAGCCGGGCGTGTCCCAGGTGGGACCCGTGCCCGCCGGCCAGACGCGGACGAGGACGTCCTTGATCCACGCGAACGAAGGGAGCTGCCACTGGAAACCGAGGTACGTGACCGTCGTCTTCGAAGTCGGCGTGACGGAGGTGATCTCGACGTCGGGGCCCGAGCGAGCCGCGCCCACGAGATTCCCGGGCGTGTCGAAGTACCCGTCATCCGGGAGTGCCCCGGCCTCCCCCGCCGGCGACGATGTCGCGTCGTATCGCTGCGCCGCGATCTTCACCCGGTCCGTCTCGTAGGAGCGCTTCGTCACCCGGAAGTCGACGCCGGGGAGGCCGAGGCTCGGGAGGTTCACGGTGACGCGCGAGTTCTCCTGGAGATGAATCATCTCGGTCGTCAGCTCGCACTCGAGCGTCTGCTCCGACCAGATGTCGTGCGCGATCCGCCAGAGGGCCCGGAGGGCCATTGCCTCGCTCTGGAAGCCGTGCAGCTTGTAGACCTGGGCGTCGCGGATCGGCGCGCCGGCCTCGACCTCGGGGTGCCGGACCTCGACGGTGCGGATCGTCCAGTTACTCGCCGGGTCGAGCCACTCCGCGCGGAACCGATTCGGGCGGTCGGCCAGTCCGGCGCCGCCGCCGAAGGTGACGCTAGGCTCCGTCCCCTCGACGACATGGTCGTCCGTGATCGTGGCCGAGACCGAGAGAATGCCGGCGGCATAGTCGAGCTTGTACAGGCCCCCGTCCTCGCGCCAGCGCATTCCGCAGTGCAGGCCGATCGTGTCGAGCCAGCCCTCGGCCGAGTCCGCGCTCGTGACCCAGAGGCCGCCCAGCGCGTAGCGCTTCTCCCCCTCGACGAGCTCGTCAGAGTAGTTCGCCGCGGCGATCACAGACGACCAGTCGACCTGCGTCGGCAGGAGGTCCCCGTACTGAGGGAACGTCCGGAGGTCGGCGAAGATGAGAGCCGGGTTCGTAGCGTGGCCGGAAGCCCACGTGCGGCACTTCGTCGGGTCCGGGTAGGCCCCCGCACCCCAGGCGCCGAGCCGCGGGTCGTAGGGTTTCCGGCCGCGGAAGATCCCCGCCGGCGTCCAGGGCTTGCTGTTCTTCGTCTCGATGTACGCCGCGGCCAGGCCGACCGTCCCCGCGAGGTTCGCGGCAGGCGTCGCGAGCGTGCCGAGGGTCGTCGCGATGACGGTGAAGTCGTTCGTCGTCGCGCCTTCCCAGCTCTCGATCGCGTCGATCGGCCCCTCGGAGATGACGACGCGGAACTTCCCGTAGCGCATCCCGGAATAGGAGCCCTGCTGGGCCATGACGCAGTCGGGCGACAGCCTCATCCGGCCGTAGAGGATCGGGACGCGGTGCGCCGGGCCGACGAGGGAGTTCCCCGTCAGCGCCGCGCTGCCTCCCCGGATCGTGACGCCTCCGCCCGAGGTCGGCGGAATCGGCGACGGGAGCGGCGGGGGCTCCCACTCCGGGAAGATCCGTTCCGGGTCGCCGCTCGTGGCCTCGCCGCCGCCGCGAGGGGATGCCACCCCTCCGCCACGCCTCGGGGTCGCGCTCATTCCTCACCGAACCTTTCGACGAGAGGAATCGCCATCCCGCCGTAGACGAGGGAGGCGACGATGTACTCGATCGTCAGGACGTCCGTGTCGAAGCGGACGACGAAGGACCGCTGTCCCGTGAAGTCGTAGGTGATCACCTCACCGCCGACAGCTCCCACGTTCAGGGTGAACCGGTCGCGGCCGTTCGCGCCGCCGAGTGCGAGGAACGTCCCGGACTTCGCGACCCCATTCAGCTTCACCGTGACGCTGTTCGCGAGTCGACTCGGGAGGTCGATCGTCGTCTGGGCGGCCGTCGCGATGCCGACGCGGACGCCGGTGTAGGAGCGCCACTGGTCGCAGTCGAAGACGACGAAGGCCTCGAACTTGCCGCCCCGCGCGCAGAAGAACGCATAGAGGGTGTTCGCCTTCGCGAGCGTGTCCTCGCCACCCGAGAAGTCCATCTCGAGGAGGTGCTCTGGGTAGGGCCTCACCTTGCGGCGCTTCTCCCTGCCTGAACGGGCCCGCGTGACCTCCGTCAGGAAGGCCGCGCTGACCCTCATGCCGACGCGCGGCGAGTCCTCGGGGGTCACCCAGGGGAAGGTCGGGAGAGGCATCTAGACGTCCCTCCTTCGCAGCGTGAGGGTCGCGGTCTTGTAGCCAAGGTTCGCGACGTTCCACTCCCAGGAAATGGTCAGGTCTTCCGGCGGGAGCTGCCGCTGGCCACCGAAGCGGGCCTGATTTCCCAGCGCCACACAGGCCTCGTAGGTCCGCTCCGGAGCGACGCCGTTGCCGCAGGTCGCCGCGAGGCCGGTGTGGCCGCAGACGCCGTCCTTGAAGCGGCGGACGGTACAGGTGCCGGAACCGTACTCGCGGAGCGGGATCCGCCCCAGGCCGGCGTCGACGCCCGGGCCGAGGGTGATCTTCGCCTCGAGGGGCGTCCACCGCGCCGACTCGAGACGCAGGGCCGTGACCGTCCGGACGGCGGCCGGCGTCCAGGTCGCGGCGGCGGGGTCGAACCAGGCCTCGAAGAGGATGACCTCCGGGTGCCGTTCGTCCTCTGCGAGGGCCGCGAGGAGGGTCGGCCAGTAGTCATCCCCCGAGCCGATCGAGAGGCCTCCGGATCCGGAGCTCGCTCCCGAGACGTCGGAGGTGACGCCCTCAACGGTGAGGGCCGCCGGCGAGAACGAATGCCCGCCGTAGACGATCGCGTCGGGCGCGTCCGTAAGCCGCTGCACGACCGGGAACCTGATCTCGACGAGCCAGTAGGTCTCCCGGCCGACGTCGGTCCGATGGGCCTCGATGTATGGGTCGAGCGCCATCTCAGGCCACCCTCGGGGTCAGGGAGCGCGAATAGCGGCGCACCGTCGAGACGATCTGGGCGGAGGAGGTCCTCGATGACGAGGCCTGGGTGACGTTCTGGGAGACCTGGGGCGTCCCGCCGCCCCCCACCGCCGCCAGGCGCTCGAGGTTCGTTGCCGCTCTGCCAGCGGCGTCCGAGAGGACGTTCATGCGGGCCGTCGTCTGCTCGAGGGCGGGGTCCAGGCCCGTGGGCGCCGTGAGGGCGTTGGCGGCGTCCTGAGTCGCTCCCTTGAAGATCTCGGCTGCCCCCTCCATCGCCGTCCGGAGGGGCTCGAGGGAGTCGAGGGCGCCCTGCCCGAGTCGTTCCATCGCGTCCCGCATCACGCGGTCGAGCTCGCCCAGGGTGAACGAGAGCTGGCCGATCACCGACGAGGCCTCGGTCACGTTCCCCGAGATCAGACCCGTCGCCGTCGCGAGAGTCGTCTCGAGCTCCTGCGCCATGGCCTCGGCCCGCTCGCGGAGCACGTCGAGAGTCGTCTGGGCCAGCCCCCGGGCCCGCTCGAGCTGCTCCTGCGCCCAAGCGATCGCCTCCTCTCTCTTCACGTCGTCCTTCCCGAAGGTACCGACGTAGCGGTTCGTGAGGCTCTGGATCTCCGCGGTGATCGCTGCGATCTCGGCCGGCGACGTCGCCGCCTTCAATTCCTCCTGGAGCTCCTTGACCCGCTGCGTGATCGCGTCCGCCTGGCCCGTGGCGTCCATCTCCCCTACGCCGAGCTCCCATATCTGGGAGTCGATCGACTTGTTGATCGAAGCCGACGTCGAGGCGATGTCCGCGAGGAAGGTCTTGAGGTTCCCGTACATGGTCTCGGCCGAGTCCGCCACGCCCTCGATCGCGGCGATCTGGTCGAGCCCGCTCTTCTGCGCGGCCGCGGAGACGAGCGCCGAGATGCCGACGACCTCGGAGCCCCACGCGGCGAGCGGGTTCTCCGCTGCGAAGGCCTCCGAGGCCACGGACCCGCTGATGCTCCCCAGCTTTCCGCCTAGGCCCGAGAGCCTCTCGAGGAGAGCCTTCCCTCGCGTGACCCTCTCGGCCATCGTCCGGAACAGCGCGTCGATCGCCTCCTGGGCCTCGGCGACGGCGGCCTCAACGACAGCCGGGTCGACGGCGTTCCGGATTCTTCCCCAGACTCCAGCGATGGCCCCCCACTGCGAGCTGTTCGCCTCCTCCTCGCCGAGCGGCCGGAGGAAGTCCCGCATCGCGCCGCGCTGGGCCTGGATCGAGGCCGACATCTTCTCGACGGCGATCTGGAGCTTCCGGAGGTACTCGAGGACCGACTCCCAGAGCTGAGAGGAGAGCGCCTGGGCCTCCTTCGTCTTCTGGAGCTGGACGTCGCCCGAGTAGGTACCGAGAACGTCGAAGAGGTCGGCGATGTCCTGCGCGGCGCCCCCGAAGCCGGCCGCCGCTGACGTGCTCGCCTCCTCGCTGAAGGTCGCCCAGGTCTCCTCGACCGTCTTCCCCATGGCGGTACCGAGACGTTCGAACTCGAGGAGGACGCCCACGAGGCCCTCGATGTAGGCCAGGATCTTCTCCGGGTCCTCGTACGGGATCATCGCCGCGAGGTCGGCGATCTTCTGTGGGATCACGCCGAGGTCTCGGAGCATCGCCGGGATCGGCGCCTCCGGGTCGAAGAGGAGCTTCGTCAGGTCGAGATTCGGGGCGTTCCAGTCGATTCCCGGGATGCCGCCCGGCGCGTCGCGGTCGAAGGCGGGGAGGTTTCCCGTCTGCCCGAACATCGCCGCCAGGGTGATCCTCGGAAGCATCTTCTTCAGGAAGACCTCGGTGTCCTTCTGGATGTCCGCGTCGGACCCAGCGGCGATGTCGATCCTCGCGCCGGCGAGCGAGTCGCGGAGGGTCTTCTGGTAGGCGGCGAAGAGCTCGGCCGCCTTGTCCTTCGCGCCGAGGCGGAGGAGGTCGAAGAACCTGCCGCCCTGGACCTCGAAGACGTCGCGCGCGTCGCGCTCGATGTCGGACGTCGGGGCGCCCAGTCCGCCGACCCACTCGCCGTCCTCGAGGCCGCCGCCCTTCTTCGTGACCCACTTCCCGGTCACGTTCCCGAGCATGTTGTCGAAGGCGGCGCGGAGGTGCGTCTCGGTGTTCGGGGAGGCGAGGGCCCCAGCGATCAGGCCGACGACCGCCCCGACGAGGGCCCCGACGAGCGTCCCGAGCCCGGGGATGATCGAGCCAATCGACGCCCCGATCATCGCCCCCGTCTGGTTGTACTTCCCGCCGCCGAACTGGCCGACGAGGGAGCCGAGTCCGAGGCCGACCCCGACGCGAGCGCCAGCGTTCGCGATACCGCCCCCGGCCGGGTTCGCCATGTCGCCCCACCCCTGGGCAACGCCGAAGACGCCGCCGGAGGTGCCGCCGGCGAGGGAGGTGGGCGGCCCCATCTCGTCGGGCCCGAGCGCCGTTTCCCCCATCTTCGCCTGCGTCGCGATCCACCGTTGCAGCATGTCCGAGAGGTAGCGCGAGAAGGTCTGGAGGATCGACTCCCAGAGGTTCCGGAAAACGTCCTTGAGGTCATCGAGCCGGCCCGAGATGACGGTGAAGAAGGTGTCGTCGAAGGACTGAGCCATGGACCGCCAGACGTCTCGCACGGCCGTCGCGGCGGACTCAGCGGCGCTCGGGAGCGTCGCGAAGATCGAGAGGAGACCCGCCTTGACGCCGGCCCTTTCGTCGTCCGGGTTGAACCGCAGGAGGTCCTCAGCGTCCCTCTGCCAGTCCTTCCGGGCCTGTTCGAGGATGCCGACGAACTCCTCGACGGCCGCCTCGCCGGTACGGAAGAGGGCCAGGCTCTTCTGCTCCCAGGTCTGGACGAGAGCGATGTAGGACCGCCCTTCTTCCTTCGCTGCCGCGAGGAATCGCTTCGTGCTGTCCTCGGCCTTCGCGTTCGTGGTCTCGATCACCTCGAGCTGGCTGATCAGGCCGACCAGGGGACCGACGTCCTGCGTCCACTGGCTCGTCCCGGTGTCGAAGAAGGTCTTCCTGAGCTCGTCCTTCATCTTCCGGGCCTTCTCGGCGATCTCCGCGAGCTTCTTCTCGAGGCCTGTCAGTCCGGCGAGCTTCACCTCCCCGCGCAGCGTCGCGAGGAGCTCCGCGTACTTGCCCTTCGCCTCCTCCTGTTTCTGCGCGAAGGCCGAGGCGGCGTTCTTCGCCCGCATCGTCTCCTCGGTCATCGCGGCCATCGCCGAACGGACCTCGTCCTGGGTGACGAGTCCGTCCTCGTCCAGCTGGAAGACGCGAAGCATGATCGCCTCGCGCTCTCTCATCGAGACGTTCAGGAGCTCCTCGGCCGCGTTCGCCTCGATCGTGAGCGCGTACTTCTTCCCAAGGACCTCGATGAACTTGACCTGGGTATCCGCGGCGCGCTTCCAGGCGTCGTCGGCCTTGGCCTCGAAGTTCCACTTGATCAGGTAGCCGACGGCGGTGGCGATAGCCGCACCGAGGGCGACCCAGCCGAGCGTCGCGATGGAGACCGTTCCGATGAGCGCGGCAACCGCCGTGTCCGTCGCCGCGGACGCCCCGATGACGGCGTAGAGCCCCTTCGTCGCGAGGCCAGAGAGCTTCGAGAACGCCAGGCCGCCGGCGATGGCCGTTAGGCCCACGGTGCCGAGGTTGTCGACGAGCGAGGTGAGCCCGCCCGTGATGGCCGTGAGCGCCGGAACGATCGGCGCGAACGCCGCGAGGAAGTCGGTACCCGCCTTCACGGCGACGACGCCGAGCCCGGCGACGGCCTGGACGAGGGGCCCGACCGCACGGAGCGCGTCCGCGAGGCTCTGGCCGATGGCTCCGAGGCCTTCCGTGAGTCCCCCGAGCGCCCCTCCCATCCCCGCGGCCTGGGCCTTGATCTCGCGGAAGAGCGGAGCGAAGGCCTCGCCGCTGATCTGGTCCATGGCGTCGCCCAGGTTTGAGACGACGGTCGAGAAGTTTCCCAGCGACTGCGCGGCCACGTCGGCGAACGGCTTCAGCTTGGAGATGAAATAGTCCCCGAGGTCCCCTCCGCTCTTCCGGACCTCGTCGAGCTCCTCCTTGTTGATCTTCAGCGTGCGCGTGAGCGTGTTGTCGGGCCCCTGCTCGCCAGTGAAGAGCGCCCGGAGCTCCTGGCTCGTCTGCCGGCTGTCGAGCCCGAGGGCCGCGACGGCCTGGGAGGCCGAGACGGTGATCTCCCGGATCTTCGAGAGCGAAGTGATGCCCGCGGCGGTAGCCGGGCCGTAGGCCGTCTGGAAGCCCTTCACGAGCTCCTGGTAGCTCGCCGCCGTCGTGAGGGCCGCCTTCCGGAGGTCTCTCTGGACACCCTCCGCGATCCTGAAGGCCTGGGTGAGCGAGGCCGCAGGTCCGAGCGCCCTCCCGTAGGAATCCGTGAGCGTGTTGTTCGCCAGGACGAGGGATGCGATGCCGGAGCGCGAGTCCTCCAGCGTCTTCTGGAAGTCGATCCCCTGTTTGATCAGCGCCCCGAGGCCTGCGGCCCCCGCCGTCAGCCCCGCCATCGCGAGGAACTGGCCGATCAGCGAACGCACGGCCCCAGAGACGCCGTTCACGACGGACGATGCCTTGTCGTGCGCCAGGAGCGTCAGCTCGACCGTGTTCGCCACTATTCCCCCGCCTTAGCCGGCTTCCAGGCCTCGAGCTGGTCCGCTTCGAGGACTCTGAGGTACAAGAGAACCTCGGCGTCGACCTCGATCTTCAGGATCCTGCCGGCGAGGTCGACGATGCCCGGGTAGTCCAGACCGATCGGGCTCATTCCCACTCGCCACTGCGAGAAGAACGTGTCGAAGACCCGTAGCGCGAGGAGCGCCGAGGGATTCGTGAGAGCCGCGGCAGCCTTCGCCACCGCGGCCTCGCGTGCGCATTCCTCCGAGCCGGACTTCGAGCAGAGGGCGGACAGCCCCTGGGTCATCAGCCTTCCGACTCCCCGGCACTCGACGCACGTGTCCCCCTTCTTTCCGCGCAGCGCGCGCCTGGCCTGCGCGAAGGCGGTCAGTTTCCCGAGGTCACCTCGACCTCGTCCTTCTCCGTCTCGTCGAGCGCCTTCGCCAGCTTCGCGATCGCGCCCACGAGCTTCTCGTGCTCCCGCAGGCGGAGGAACTTCCGGGCCGCCTCCGGAGGCTTCCCGAGGAGAGGCCGCGTGCCGTCGGCCATCGTGAGCGACTCGATGACGAGACGGGCGCACTCGGCGCCGAACTCGGCGAGATCCTCGAAGTCCATCTCCCCGGGGATGAACTTCCGGCTGTGCTCCTTCCGGAGGTTCTTCGAGGCGCGCTCGAGGACGTCCTTCCCGAGCGGAGCGATCTCGACGGTGCAGAGGGGCTGACCGTTGACGTTGAAGGTCGTAGTGGCCATGGGCCTTTCCTTTCAGCTCAGATGTACTCGGTATCGGGGTCGACGCCGATGCTGGATTCGAACTCGACGCCGGTGCCGGTGGCGGGGTCCTCGAAACCCTGGAAGGTGACGGGGACGTTGATGAGCCCGTCCTTGATGGCCGGGCCGGTGGGCTCGAGGACCACGTGGTAGGTGACGCCCCAGCTCCGGCCGACCGCGACCTGCCAGACGAACTCGAGGTCGGTCACCCCGCCGCCCGTGACGAGCGTCAGAGCTCCGACGGACTCGAGGGCGATATCGAGGTTCCCACCGAGGCCGTGGGTCATCGGGACGAGCGAGCCGTTACCGAGCAGCCCGGCCCGGGGGTCGTCCTGGAGCTTCGCGTCGCCCGTGAGCTGGCCGCCCTTGACGTAACCGACGGTGACACCGCCGACCTTCACGGCGCCCGTGATGAGGAACGCCTGGTCGATCGGGTCCTCGATCGTCCAGTCGTCGAGCGCGGCGTCGTAGGCGACGTCCTCGTACGTGACGTTCTTCGCCTTCACGCCGAGATTCAGGAGGAGCGGCCCCTCGTGGGCGATCGGGATCGTCCAGTTGTTGACCCTGACGCCCGTCGCCCGGGCGTACTTCATCGTCCCGTTGATGTCGAGGCTCCCCTCGATGATCGCGCTCGCGGGCATCGTGTTCCCGAGCTCCGAGGTGGCGAGCCACGGGGCCGCCGCGCCCGTCTTCACGAGCGTGCCCGTGATGAGCTTCTGGAAGAAGGGCAGGACCTGGACGTTCGGGACGATCTGGATGGTCCCGGCCGGCTTCGGCGCGCCCGGGAACGGCTTCGCCGGGTTCCAGCCCGAGCGCAGCGAGGGGTTGGGGATGAGTCCCCGGTTCGGCAGGATGCTGCACTCGACGATCGAGATCTTCCGGCCCTTCGGAACCGCCTTCGCGACCCCCCAGGACTGCTCGAAGTCGACCACGACGACCGATCTGTTTCCGATGGCGGGATCGCCCATGACGTGCTCCTTTCTGCTGAGCTACTCGTTGCCGAAGTACGCGAACGTCTCGAAGCGCGCGATCAAGATGACCGCGCTCTGGCGCGGGTGGCGCACGGTCGCGAAGTCCATGAAGATGAACGGGAAGTTGAAGGGGTTCTGGTGGAAGTCGAGGACCTTGTTGATCAGCCCGAGGACCTTCCTCACCTCGTCACGGCCAGCGACGGAGCCCTCTCCTTCCGCCGCCGCGGCGACGGAGATCTCGTAGCCAATCCGGCCCTTGAACTTCTTCTGACCGATGCCGAGGTCTTCCGGCTTTCCCGCCCGCACCATGTCAACGTCGGCCACGCCCACCGCCGGAAGCTGTCCCTCGAGGTCACGCGAAAGGAAGTCCTCGCCCCCGACGGAAGGGAGGATTCGCCCGACGCCGAGCGACTCGGGCGTGCCGAGGGCCGCCACGATGTCAGCGTTGAGGGCCTCGAGGACCTCGTCGTCTCTCACGCGAGCTGCCCTCCACGAGGGCCCTTGTCGGGGTTGCCGCCGGACGCTGGTGCGGAGGACGGTAGGCGGCCGTCGACGAGGTACCGACCGGTCATGTCGATCAGGTCCGGCATCCACTCCTGCCGCCAGTGGCCGAAGTGGTAGCCCTTCTGGTTGATCTGCCGGCGCGCGGCCGCGATCCGCTCGATACCCCTCGTCCGGCCGGCGTAGCGCGCCGTCCTGGACCGAAGGTTCGAACCGGTCCTGACCCTGCTCTTCCGGTAGATCCCCGGCCCTTCCGGTCCGTGGAAGAGGAAGAACGACCCGGGGTAGCGCGCCGCGATCGCGGACCGCCCCCGGGGCCAGCCCCGCGCCTCCGTCATGCTCAGCGGCGGGCTGAGCGGGATCAGGAGGAACCTCCCGCGCGGTCGGATTGGGCCGCCCCTGTCGAGCTGCATGGCGTACCTGACGCCGGTCCAGACCCGCACGTCGCTCGAGGTCGCCCTCCACGCCCAGGAGTTGACGAGGCGCGCAGTGTCGACGAGCGGCCGCCCCCCTGACCGCCACGCCCGGTAACGCGCCGACGGTGCCGACCACCCGGGCCGGTTCTCGCGAATCGTTGCCGGCATGTGCCGGAGCGCGACCCTCTGGCCGATCGCCGAGAGAAGTCGACCCCGCCCTGGTGGGGTGGTCCTCTGCACGATCCCCCGCAGGGTCGCCGTGACCTCCTTGTCGCCGGCGACGCGGCCCATGAGCTGCAGCACGGCTACCAGTCCCCCGTCGGGTCGTTGGGCGGGCCGAAGACGGCCGGCTCCGAACCGGTGAGGGCTTCGGCCTCAGCCTCGAGCTCGGAGTCGCTCTCGCTGAGGTTCAGGACGATGTCCCCCCTCGCGACGTCCTCGAGCCAGCGAATCGCAGCCCGGTACTCCATCTCGACCGGGTCGACGACGTCGAGGTTCCGACGGCCGCGCAGCCGGACCGTGGCGACGAGGAGCCCCTTGTCCTTCAGGGTCTCGAGGAGGCCGGTGTCGGAGATCGGCTCGTTGGCACGGACGTAGCCCGAGAGGAACGAGGAGACGCTCGCGCAAACCTTGTCGAGGACGTCGGCGTTCTTGGCCCCGGCGTCGACGGTGACGGACACGACCGTCCCGACCGGAGGAGGGGCGCCGAGGATGATCTGGTCGCGCTCGCCTGTGCCGGTGCCCCTCGAGAGAGTCGGCGCTGGTGCCGTCACCACGTCGCCGTTGAGGTAGCCCTTGATCGAGGTCACCTCGACGAAGGGCGTGTTCCAGGTCGTCCTGACGCCATCGCCGGTGCCGACCACCCAGCGCCTCGCGGTGTCAGTCGTCAGCTTCGCCTGCGAGTCGTGCGACAGCGCGGCGAGGAGGTCGGCCCGGGAGAAATACGTGGGCATCAGAGCCCCACGGCCTTGTAGCCAGCGGCCCAGCGCATAACTGGCTGGACGTAGGACTCGAAGTTCTTCGGGGACGGGTGCCCCCAGTTGTAGGCCGACACCGCGTCCTCGACGTCGTTGCGCGCGAGGAGCCAAGCGAAGTGACGGCACCCGTGCTCGAGGCCAGCCTCTGGCTCGCAGAGGTCGGTGAAATAGACGCCGCGGAAGCCGTGCTCTCGAGCGACAGCGCCCATGACCTGGATGAGCCCCCAGGACGCCTGCTGCCCCCACCACTCCTGGTCGAGCGGTCCCCCGAGCTTCGAGAAGTCCGCGGGAGGCACCTCGGAAGCGATCTCGACCGCCGTCTGCTCGCGGAACGGCTTCCCCTTCGCCACGTCCCAGAGGTACCGGTACTTCGGCTCGGGGTTCCAAGCGTGCGGGACGAACGACGACTCCTTCGCAGCGATGGCCGCGAGGAGGTGCACCGGGATCGCATGCCGGTTCGCCGCGGCGACGATGTACGCGGCGATGGCGGGCGGGACGGCGGGGAGGGCGGCACTCACCGGCCGCCCCTCCGGACCTGCGCCTCGAGCCGGATCACCGCGTCGTGCGTCTCGCGGACGTCCTTCGCGAGGGCGTCGAGCTGCTGCTGCAGGCGGGCCTTCTCGGCGTCGTCGACAGCCGAGCTCTGCTCGACGAGCTTCATCGCGAGGACGAGGGCGGCGTGTGCCTGGGGGTCCTTGTTGTGCTCTTCGACGACCTCCTTGGCGGAGGCGCGGAGGATCTGGTTCGCGGGGACGTAGACGCCGCCCCCTCCAGCGACGAGCCCTCCGACGAGTCCGAGGACCGCGTAACGCTGAGAGACGACGCGCGGAGCGCGACCAGAACGGGAGCGAAGGAACTCCCCTTCGCTCCCGTCCGCCAGTGTCACGCGGTCGCCAGCCATCAGCCCCCCCCGCCGCCGTTCTTCGGCCGGTCGAAGAACGAAAGACCGGTCTGGACGCTCTCCTTCCGGGCCGTCAGCCAGGCCCAGCCGTAGAGCGCTCCGAGGGCGAGGAAGTAGCCGGCGACGGCCTGCCAGTCACCCGCGAAAGTGAAGCTCTCGGAGGTCAGCTTCGCGACGAGGAGGCCGAGAACGAGGGTCCCGCCGCCGGCGCCGACGGAAACGCCGGCGGTCGCGAGGGCGGGCTTCTGAGGAGGCTGCGTGCTCATGCTCGGCGCCTCCGTCAGGAAGGGTCGACGGGCGCCTCCGGCCCGTAGAAGGTCGCCATGTCGATCGGCTCGAGCTTCCCGCCCTTCCTCTCGATCGCTTCGGCGAGCATCTCGTCGGTGATCTCGACGCCGTCCGGCAGGATGTCGAGGACGTTCGCGAGGGGGCGGAGGCCCCAGGTCCGGATGAGCTTCCCGACGCCCTTCCCGATGACCGGGATCTTGTCGAGGAGCTCCGACCCACCCGGGAGGCCGGCGATGACGAGCACGACGCCGAGGACGTCCCGGGTGATCTTCAGGATCTTCGAGCCGAGGCTCGGCTTGGTGGGGGTAGGGGCAGCGCTCACGGTCCAGTCCTCCCGTTCCAGTAGTCCGCGAGCTTCCGAAGCTCGCTGTCATCGAATGGGACGCCGGCTTCCTTCACCGCCGAGGCCAGGTCGACCATGCCGGCGATGGCGTGGCCGACTGCTCCGATGAGGTCAGCTGGCGCCGCGCTTCCTTTCTTCACGGCGAGGCGGATCTCGTTCCCTCCTCGAATCGCGTCCTTGGCCGTGTTGCTCACGGTGATGGCGCGGTTCACGGCCTCGGGGTCGAACGGGATCGGAACGCCCAACGCCTTGCAGGCTTCGAGCGAAGGCGTGACGGGCGGCGCCTGTGCGCGAGCGACCTCGCCGCACCTCAGGCCGGCGGCCACGGATTGCGCGCGCGCGTCCTTCAGCGCGTTGTAGCTCGCGTCCTGGAGCTCGTTGAGCCCGAAGAGGACCTTCTTCGCGACGCTGTCGAGGTCGCAGGCGCCGAGGATGAGGACGAGGAAGAGGGCGAGCGGGGCCGCCAGGCCCCGCCCGCGGAGGAGGCGGGGGCTCACGCCGCACCTCCCCACTTCGGCGAGCCGGGGAAGGGGCGCTGCGCCGTCCACTGCGCGAAGAGCCAGGCCTCGAGCGTGTCCTTCGGGTCGGCCCCGTTGAAGGAGTAGCTGCCGACCGGGCGGGTCCGGCCCAGCGCGCCACCCAGGACGAGGACCCGGAGGAGCCTCGGGTCGACGAACTCCTTCCACTCGGTGATGAATCGGGCATCCCTCGGCCCGTTGGCGAGAATCTCCTTCCGGAGCGCGAGCTCCTCGGGGGAGATCGCCGTGCCGCGCCAGGAGATGCCGCGCTCGGCGCGCGCCAGGACCTCGGGGACGAGCGGCGCCATGTCGACCGAGCTGGTCGCCATCGAGACGCCCGCGAGGAGGTTGCCCTCGGGGTCGTACGAGACGCCAGCGCTCGGCATCTCGCCGGTCGCGAGGAGGTGGGTGACCCGCGACCATCCCATGTGGCTCTGGACGGTCTCGGCGTAGGCAGCCGCCTCGCGCCAGTCGGCTCCGGGGCTCGGGGTGGGCGCTGCCGGGTGCTGCGCGTGGTCGGCCGAGAGCAGGAGAACCTGGTTGACGGCGGCGACGACGGCCTCGGTCGAACCTGCGAGCGCGAGCCACTTCTCGACGACGTACGCCGTCGGAACGTAGCGCCCGCAGAACGAAAGGGCGTCCAGGGTGGCGACGACGACTCCCGGGGCTGCAGCCGCTCCCGTGGCAGCCGTCTTCCCCGTGAGAAGAGCGAGGATCTGGTCGAGTTTCTGGCTGTCGTTCATGCTGTCTCCTGGGCGGCGGAGCGCCCGGCGACCGTGTCGGCCGCCGGGCACCCGGCGCAGCTACTTCTTGCCCTTGTCCTCGGCCTTCGAGTCGGCCTCGGGCTTGGGCGGCTCCGTGGGCAGGACCGGCACCGTGGCGATCCGCTTCCTCGCGAGGAGACGGTCGACCTCGAGGGGGGTCTTCTCCTTCTTCCCGAACGTGTCGGCGTCCGAGAAGACGAGACCGACGGGCAGCTCCTGCCCGTTGTGGGTGATCGGGATGAGGGTCTGGTACTTCACCGGCGCACCTCTCAGTTGCAGTCGAAGAACGTGAAGCCCGCGCTCTTCATCCCCGAGTAGGTCCTGTAGCAGTCGGCGTAGACGACCTTCTGGCCGCCGCTGAGGCCCTTGTCGGAGACGTGGTACTTGACGGTCGGGAAGTCGGGCGAGACCGCGGTCATGGCGAAGCGCGGGAACGAGATCGACGGGCTCCCCTCGTCGCCGACGTAGACCATGTGGACGTTGTCGCCCCAGACGTCGAGCGTCGCGGTGCCGGTCGCGGTCTTGTGGATCTTGTCGCCGACGACGACGTTGACGTTGAGGAGCTGGGCGATGATCTGCGCCGTCACGGGGATGCCCCGCCCGAGCGTCTGGGCCTTCGCCAGCAGGTCGAGGACCTTCGGGTGCCAGGCGAGCGTGTTCATCACGGTCGCCCCCAGCCCGACGTAGTCGGCCCGCGCGCCGCAGGCGGTGCGGAGAAACTCGATCTTGTCGGACATCGCCTTCAGCGGATCGCTCGTCGGGTCGCTGAACTTCGAGGCGCCCGAGAGGACCGTGTAGTGCGACGCGCTGGCGTAGTTTGCGATGTCGGCGAAGAAGGCGGCCCCGTTGACCTCCTTGTTCAGCTCGACGACGCCTCGCGGCGTGATCGTCGCCTCCATGGCGAGGTTGATGCCGCTAGAGGCGGCGATCTTCAGCTCGTCGTTGTCGACGAGCTCGCCCCAGCCGTGCGGCTCGACGGACTCCTCGACGAGCTTCTTGGCCTGCTGCGACGTCCGGACCTCGCCGTTGAACCCGACGATGTCGTTGCCGCTGACGAGCGGCTCGTCGCCGAAGACGCGGTGAACGAGGCGGCGGTCGGCCCCGGCGACGACGTCCGGCGCGAGGTAGCCGAGGATCGACGGCGCCTGGATGTACCCGATGGCCTTCCGCTGGACGGTCGGGGCGGTCGGCTGGATGCTCGAGATCGCGCCGAACCTCGCGATCATCTCGGGGTGCGAGCGCGCGATGGACTCGAGCGCCTCGCGGACGTCCTTCTCGATGGGGTTGAGGGCGGGCATCTTCATGGTCGTCGGCCTCACTTCCCGTAGACGACGCGGGCGATCGCCCCGGGCGCCGCGGCGCCTCGGATGACCTTGCCGAGGGTGTTGAGGGTCTTGGCGGCCTCCTTGGCGGCGACGCCGTTGGCGCCGCAGGCGAAGAGGTCGTCGGGGATCAGGACCTCGCCGGCCTCGATCTCGGCCTCCTTGCCGCACTCGATCGACTCGGGCGAGACGATCGAGCCGACGGGGAACGTGTTGTCGGGGGCCCCCTCCTGGAGCGAGCCGACCGCCATCCCGCCGGCGCCGCAGTAGCCGAGCTGGCCGGCGGCGACGGTGACGATGCGGTAGCGCTTGAGGGCCGCGGTGAGCTTGTAGCCGCTGGGCATCGCGACCTCCTCAGTTCACCCGAAGAGCGGCGCGGGCCGCCTCGGGGGTGATGCCGTTCCGGCGGGCGTACTGGTAGACCTCGGTGGCCTGCTGGCACATCTCCGCGATGGAGCCCGTGCCGCCGGACGGCTGGCCGAGGAGGGAGGCGTCGTCGCCCGGCTGGAAGACGGGCCTGGTCGGCGAGTTGACGGAGAAGCGCGAGAGCGTCTTCTTCAGGCGCTCGGGGCCGAGGAGCTGGGCCTGCGAGGGCTCGCCCTTCTCGGACTTCTTCCACTCGTCGCGCTCGAACGCCGTGATCCGGCCGGCGTTTTCCGCCTCGAGGAGGACGGTGTCGATCTGGCGGTCGCGCTCGCGCGCCTCGAGCTCGGCCCGGATCTCGGAGGCCGACTTCTGGCGGTCCTCCTTCCGGATCGACTCGAGCATCTCGAGCATTTCGCCGCGGGTGAGGGGCTTCTCCCCTCCCTCGGCCGCCGGCGGATCGGGCGGCGCCGCGGCCCTGGCGTTGAGCCGCTCCTTGAAGGCCTTGTCGATCAGCTCCTGGGTGGGCTCCGCGCCTTCGTCGAAGCCCAGGAGCTTCAGGGTTTCGGCAGAGAGTTTCATCTCCTGCTCCTTTCCGTGGCTCGCCTCGGCGGGCGAGGTGCTGGGCTGAGAACTGCCGCCGGCCGCGGCGTGCGGCGCTTGCCCCTCCGGGGCGGCCGCGGGCGCGGCGGCCAGGTGTTGCGGGACGAAGAGGCTTCCCATCGCGACGAAGGTGCGCGAGCTGAAGCGCTGCTCGAGCTGCGCCATCGACTCGACAGCACCGAGACCCTTCATCGCCGGGAAGTTCGTGAAGGACCCCTCGAAGGGGTCGGTGCAGCGGATGTAGCTTTCCTCGTCGATCCAGCCGAAGAAGCCCGCCGACCGGCTGAACCAGCACAGGCCGGGATCGACGGCCTCCTCCCAGGTCCGCTCGTCGAGGAGGACGTGGTACCAGATGTCCCCGCCCTCTTCGTAGACGTCGAGGGCGTACCCGCCGGCCTTGCCGCCGTACATCCCCCAGCCGTGCTCGAAGAGTTGAGGAATGCCCCCCTTCGGCCTCGCCGTGAGGCGCTTCCGGGCGTTCGTGAGGATGAGAGGGATGTCCTCCGGCGGCATCCGGAAGCGCCGCGAATCGTTCATCGCGGGTTCGCCGCCGAGGAGGTACGGCATCCGGCACTGGCGGGGCTTGTCCTTCTCGAGGCGGATCGCCGCGCCCGTCGCGAACGTGAACGCGAACTCCTCGAGACGGTGCTTCGAGGCGTCGAAGAGGCCCGTGCTCACGGCCGACTCCCCCTCTCCCGCTCCCGGGCCCCAGCCCTGGGGATGTCCATGAAGAAGGGCTGCCGAGGCCGCTCCGCCCCCTCCTGGCGTTCCTGGCGCTCGACGGCGGCGGCGTCCGGCTGGACAGGTGGCTTGGGCTCGCGCGGGTTGTTCATGCGGCACCTCGGGGAAGGAACTTCAGCGTTCCGGGGACGAGCGACTCGACGCGATCGGCGTCCCATCCGCGCGGCGGGAAGAGGTCGCGCGAGAGGCTGTCGGCCTCGGTGATCTGGTGCTCGCCCTCGTCGACGTCGCGCTGGCGGTACTCCACCGCGAGGCACCGGCAGTTGTGCTCGGAGGGAGGGAGGAGCCGGCGAGCAGACGTGTCGTCCTTCCGGAAGACCTTCCCGTCGAGCGCGGCATGCGCCGGGCGCGTCCTCGAGTCGTTGACGGCGTCGTACAGCCAGAAGGGCGCCAGGCCGATCCAGGTCCTCGAGAACATCTCAGCGTAGCGGCCTCCGGCCGTTGCCGCCTCGTTCGCGTTCCGGAAGACGAGCTCCGCGTACGACGGGGACCACTTCTCGCCGGAGAAGATCCGGACAGCCTGGTCCGCCCCGAACCGGTCGAGGAACGCCTGTGCCTCCGGGATCCAGTCGGAGAGCGTCGCGCCGCTCGCGATGACGTCGAAGAGCGAGCCGTAGATCAGCTCTACGAACCGGGTGTTCCAGACGTCGACGAGGCGCCCCGCCTGGCCCTTCAGCTCGTCGACGAGCCGGTCGAACGTGTCGGAGTCGAGGATCCGACGCTTCTTCCAGCTCCGGAGGGTCTCCTTCAGGGGCGGGACGTAGGCCCACTTGTCCCGGACCGGGGTGAGCTCGAGGAACTCCTCGGCCCAGTCGTCCGACGTGTGGCCGGCGAGGAGGTGCGTGAAGAGGCCGGTGAAGGCGGCCTCCGGCCCTGCCGTGACAGTGGCGCCGATCCAGACGAGGGCCGGGCGCGCGATCACGCGTCCTCCCGCGAGTCCCGGACGGACTCGATGCCGTGGCCGGTCGAGGCGAGGAGGACCGACGCAAGCCGGTCCGTGAGCACCTTGGCCTCCGGCCGCTTCCGGGCCCGAGTCACGACCCGGTCGAGGGCGACGAGAGGCGAGACGCCCTCCCGAATGGCAGAGACGAAGATCTGCCGGTAGGGGGCGAGGAGGTCCTCGGCGACGCCGTCGGGAGCGCCGTCGGCTCCCAGGACGGGCGGCTTCTCCTCCTTCTCGAGCCGGGTCCGGAAGGGGATGACGTCGGCGAGCTTCTCCCCCGCCGGCGGCACGGGCGCCGCGGTGGCCTTCCGGATCGCCTTCGACGGGTCCTTCGCGACCTTCAGGCCGCACTGGAGAATCGCGTCCTCCTCGTCCATCGAGGCGACGCCCGCGTTCGAGAGGTTGAGGACGACCTTCGAGAGCTTTTCCGGGTCCTTCCGCTCGACCGGCTCAATGACGACGACGGGCGTGAAGCGAGCGGCGACCTCCTCGCCGCGATTCCGGCGGACGTAGGGCTCGAAGAAACCCGTCCGGAGGTCCGAGGCGAGCTCGGCGCAGCGAGACGCGTAGAGCTCGCGGGACTGCGCCCCTGCTTCCTCGGTCGACGTGCGGCTGCCGGCCCCGACCTCGACGTTGGAGGCCTGGGAGTGCCCGTGGAAGACCTGGTCGTAGGTCTGGTTCGCGATCCGGAGGAGCCGCTCGTGGATCTCGCCTGCCCCCGCACTCGTCGAAAGGGCGTTGATGAGCTGCGGCACCATCCCGAGAGGAAGGGCGGCCCATCCGGACGTCCCCATCCGCTTCAGGACTCTGGCTGCGAGTTCCTTCTGGCCCTTCTTCGACGAGTCGTAGTTCAGGAACCGGAACGGGATGCCGCAGAGTTCGGCGAGCCTCGCGAGCCAGCGAAGGCCGTAGGTCGCGAGCCCCCAGACAATCAGACACTGGAAGAAGAGTCCCCGCTGATCCAGCGGGACGACCCCCTTCCCGGTCTCGAGAAGGACGATGTTCCCGGACTCGAGGAAGGGCGCCAGCGGGACGGAGTCCAGCCGGTTCGCGAAGGGCCGGTACCGCCACTCCTGCGTGACCGGGTCCAGCTCGAAGCGCCTCGCAGGGATCTGCTCGATCCGAAGGACCTGCTCCCGGTCGCCTTTCGCGCCGCGCGCCTTCGTGACGATGTGCAGCCCGATCAGGCCGTAGGGGAACTTCTCGAAGGCTGCGGCGAGCGCCCCGACCAGGTGCGGCCGGAACTGCGCCTCGACCTCCTGGACGATCTCGAGCGCGAGCTTCCCTTCGGGGGTCTTCTCTGCGTCTCCCCGGAACTCCTCCGGCGGGTGGAACGTCACCCGGGCGGAGGTGACGGCGAGCTGGGCCTTCGAGATCTGCGGTCCCGGCCCGAACCGGAGCATCTCCTGGAAGATCTCGAAGAGCCGCTGGGGACGGCCGGCGCGCGCCTCGCGCCGCGCCATCACGATCTCGTCCGGCGAGACGTCGCGACCGAGGGTCAGGGAGCTGCCGACCAGGTCCGGTTCGTACGGGACGTCTCCGAGATCGGAAGCCGTCTCCTTCCGCGCGAGGGCCCACTCACTCGACATCTCGAGGGCGAGCTCCGGAAGGCCGAGGGTGACGACGCCGCTCATCAGACCTCGCTCCACGAGGGGGAATCGATGTCGCCGAGCTCGCTCTCCCCCATGACGATCGACTCCTCGGTCAGGAGCGCCGGCTCATTCGCCACGAACGTGACCGCGACGGCGTCGCCCTTGTCCGGCGAGCGCCCGAGCCGCTGGCGGATGCGCTCCTTGTCCTCGATCAGGATTCGGCCGTTTCGGACTTCGAAGTGCGGAGCGGTCAGGTCGCCGAAGAGCTCCGGATCGTCCGGGAGTGCGATCGGCTCGGGATTCCGCTCGGGGTCCGGGTCCAGGGCATCACGGACCGTCCAGTACGCGTAGGCGCGAAGGTTGGCGAACTGGAGAAGTCCCGAGCGGTCGGTCGCATCTCTCGGGGCTCCCATCGAGAAACGAACGGGGACGACAGGGACCTCAGCCTGCCGGAGGGAGTCGTAGGGCGAGGCACCGACGCCGTCCGCGTCGATCGCCGCGAAGCCGCCCTCGGCGAGGATCGGGAGGACCTTGGCCGCAACCTCCGGCCCTGTGCGCGTGGCGGCGCCTTCGAAAGCGAGGATCGGGTCGAACCACCATGCGAATCGAGGAGCGATCGCCGTGCGGTCCTTTCCCCCGCGCGCGACGTCGACGCCGACGCAGGTCTGCCGGATGGGAGGCCGGGAGCCGGCCTTCCAGCGCCCCATAGCGGCGCGGATCCAGGCCGTGGGGATGACCTGGTAGGCGTGGTCCTCGAGGCCCGCCTTGAAGTCGCCGAAGAGGAGCTGACTCCGGAGGGGCTCGGGGAGGCCCTGGAGGTTCCGGCGGTAGCCGGTCCGGACGAGGCTCGGGTTGTCGTCGAGGTGCGCCGGGATGAAGGTCCGGCTCCGGGGGTACACGAGCTCCCCGCCGTCGGGGATCGGCTCCGGGCCCGGGACCGCGATCTCCTGTCCCCTGATGACCGCGTACCAGCGCAGCTCGCCCGGGAGGGCGGGGTTCGGATGGCCCTCCCGGAGCCAGGGCGCCCAGTGCTCGATGACCCAGAGACCGTCGGAGTGGGAGGGGGGGTTGCCGCAGCAGATCGTCCGGCACCGCTGGCCCGGGACCGTCGTCCGGTTCCAGGCGTTGAGGAACAGGTACTGCGACCTCGAGAACTCGGGGATCTCGTCGAAGGCCTTCAGGTCGTGCGGCCGGCCCCGGTACTTCTGCTTGTCCTCTTCGTACTGGACGCCGCCGAACTCGATCGACCGGATCGGCTCCCCGGGCCTCCGGACCTTGAAGACGTGGGTCTGGCCGTTGTAGCGGCCGAAGCGACCCGCGATGGCGTGAAGACGCTCGACCGCATCGTTCAGCTGGGAGAGCTCCCGCCGGAAGACGATCGACTTCCGGTGCTGCGTGAGGCCCGCCCCGAGGAGGAGATCGGTCTTCCCGCCCCCGGCGGCGCCGCCGTAGTACAGCTCGTCGGCAGTGGAATCGAGAGCGAGGCGCTGGGGGTTGATCCCGCCACGCTCCTTCGGGGGGTTGGGGAGCCAGACCGGGAGGAGCCGGTCCAGCTCGGCGCGTTCGGCCGCCGTCAGGTACGGGAGGAGGGTCTCGAAATCGGCCAGGGCGCCGGGGGTCGCAGGCGCGACGAGGGGGGCCGCCATCACGGCCAGCGCGAGGAAGGCGACGGCGCCAATCACCCGCCGGCCTCCCCACCGGTTCGCGTGGCCCGCTCGTCAGCCCGTGCCCGGGCGGCCGCGAGCAGGGCCTCGATCCGCTTCGCCCGGTCCTCGTCGGTCAGGTCGATGGAGTCCCAGGCCTCCTTCCCGTCAGGCGTGGTCGGGGCGACCTTCGTGGGGGCGTAGAGGCCGAGGACCTTGGCCCGGTGCTCCTTTACCTGCAGGCGCCGGAAGATCCAGAGGGCCCGAAGCGCCCCGGCCTCGGCGTCGTCGTCTACGACCGCCTGGACGCTGGAGAGGACCGCCTTCAGGGGCTTCTCGGGGAATCCCTCCTGAGCGAGCCCCCGGAGGGAGGAGAGGACCGTCTGCAGGGCCGCGGAGGCGGACGACCGGGCTTCATCGAAGCCCCGGATCGTCTTGAGCTCCATGTCGTCGAGCTCGGCCAGCTCCCGGGCCTTCCACTCCTCGATGGAGACCCGGGACTCCTCCTTCCACCGGTCGATCAGGAGGTAGATGTCCCGGTAGACCTGGGAGCGGTTGCAGTCGAACTTCTCGACGACCTGCCGGATGATCTCGTCGCGCTCGACTCGGGCCTTCAGGAGGCCGGCGACGGCGGCGCGGCGCTTCTCGGCCTTGGCCTGCCGCGTCTTCCGCTCAGCGGTGAGCTGTCCGGGCTCTTTCGCCACGCTGACAGCGTGGAGAGCCCGCTAGCCGGTGTCGACGGCCTCCGCACGGTAGGCCGTGCGGTCGAACCGACACGTCCAGGGCTCGTCAGTTCGACAGGCATCGAAATCTCCTCAAGGCCTGTAGGAAATCTGGGCGGTTCACGCAGCTTAGTAGTTATGGGACCCGGGTCGCGCTCTCACGCGCCGACAATGTCCCGCCGCCAGCGGGCACTGAGTGTCGGCATCGGCAGTCCTCGGTCGGGTCAAGCTGTCGTCGCCATTTCCTTGCCGGCCCTACGACCTCGGCCCCCCCCCCGCGAGGCCCAATGCGGGAACGTCGTGGACTCGTTCCGCTCGCCGCAGATGCCAGGCGGAAGACGTCATCCCCAGAGGTGATGGTGGAATACAGACAGGCTACGGCACGCACCGATTCAGGGGGGCTCGGGTGGCGTCCGGCTGAGGCGGCCGCGCCGTCCGGGCGTTTCAATGCGCCGCGTCGGCGCATAGGAGATTCAAAATGAGGAGATGCGCAGGTCCTCAGGAGCTAGGCCAGGCGGCAGCCGAACGACGCCGCCGGGCAGCGCTCCGGACGTTGGCCCTGGTGGCCGCAGGAACAGCTTCATTGCTGGCCGTTAACTCGCCGCTTCGGGCGGCAGTCGTGGAGCGTGTGGATGTTCGCGAAGCGCTCAACCCCCATCGAAGTCTCTACGTTACGTTCTCGGGGCTCGTGCTCGGAACGGCTGGTAGGCCGGTGGCCCAGGCCACTGTCGCGGTCGAAAAGACCACGGTTCTGACGGACGCACGAGGCTTCTTCCGTTTGACGGTCCAGAGTCCACCGGAGGGGCGTGAACGGCGATTCGTACTGAGCATCCGCAAAGAGGGATACGGCTTGCTGTCTCGGGTCTACGACGCGGGAATCGAAAAGGGCCGTTGGATCCTCACCGAGGCCACCACGACGCGCATCGACCCCCGCCAGACGAACGTCATACGGGACACGAGACGGCTGGTCACGTGCACCGGGACATTGAGCAGTCAGGTCGACTGGTCGGCGTACGAAGAACGGAGACAGCCCCGCCGCATCGATGCGCAGGGTACGTACGTCGGCGAAGCATCCAGTGCCGTCAAGAGCGCCATGCTCTTCGCGGAAAATGCCAGAGACTGTAACGAGGGCATTACCCTCTCCATCCCCGCCAACACGCTGGTGGATCGCGAGGGCAGGCTCCCCGGTGGCAAGGTCTCGATCACCCTGTCGACCGTGGACATCTACTCTCCCTCGTCGATGCCTGGCGACTATGGAGTGAGCCTCCCCGACGGGAGCGGGTACATGCTCACTTACGGTGCGGGGACGATCACCGCGACCGCCCAGGGCCGCAGCTATCAGCCGCGAACGGGCGCCGCCACGACGCTGACCATCCCCGTGAACCGTGCTCAGCTCGGTCACGCGAAGCTACCCGCCGCCGTTCCGCTATTGCTCTACGATGAGGAACGGGGACTCTGGCGGCAGACCGGTCAGGCCCGATTCGACTCCAAGCAAGGTGCCTTCGTCGCCCAGGTCGAGCACTTCTCGGCATTCAACATGGATCTGGTGAAAACGGATCAGGCCTGCGTCCGCGTAGACAGCACAGGCATCACGGATGACTATGATCTCGAGGTCACCGTTCCGTCGGACACAGGTACGGTCGTCCGCACCCACCCAATCGACAATACGCCCGAGAAGATCCACGTCGTCTACAACTTGCCGAGTAACACCGACATCGGCCTTCGGGCCCTCCGTTCGCAGGGCATCCTGGTTGTGCCCGTCTCCGACACCGTCTCCGTCAACACCCATGCGCCACAGTCTCCCGCGACGCCCAACGCTCCTGCCTATCCGTATGACATCTGCAACGGTAAGGCCGTCATCTCGCAGCGCCCGCTCGCCCCCGTCCTCAGCGGTCCGGCGACATCGACCGGCACATTCGTGCTCCATTGGGAGTACCACTGGGCAGGACTCGCCAGCAACAGCGACGGGTTCATCCTCGAGGAATCGAATTCCTCTTCAAGCAGTGGCTTCTCCGTGCTCGCTTCGACCGTGAACCAGAATGACCACCGAGCCGCTGTGGACTATCAGGTCGCAAAGACGGTGAATGGAACGTACTGGTACCGAGTCCGCGCGAAGACCGCGATGGGCTACTCGCCCGACAGCAACATCGCGGAGGTTCTCGTCGACACCGGTAACCAGACGCCTATGCCGACGACGCTGAGAATCCACAATGACCTCTACGGGGCAGGCGACTGGGACATGTGGAACGGACTGATACGTGTCCGCATTGCAACAACCTGCGAGGCGGCAATGGCCGGAGCCGGCGAGCGTCTCTTCCCTTACGAGTCGACGACCGATGTGGCGAACCTGGAGCGAATCGCCCCGAACGAGACCCGGGATTATGACGTGAGCACGGTGCAGCTCGCCTCCGGAAATACCTACTGCCTCTTCATCCAGGCCGGTTGGTGGGACTACTTCTGTTTCGGTTCCTGCGCTTGGACCAAGCATGACACGGAGGTCATAGGCTGCCACGGACAAGTCGACACCAAGTCCGCGCCAGTCAGGATCGAAAGACCGTTCCGCGATCCCGAGTACATCAGGGTGAGCGATTTCCTACCGAACCTCTCGAGCTGGGAAGGACATCCCGGGTGCGCATATAGGCCTTGACTTCGTCTGACAACGGACTTGAGCGGTCCGGTCGTCCCGGTCGCTTGACTCTTTCCTCCTAGACCACCCAGAGTCCGCGCTGATCTCTTCGGGGTGAGCTCCGGCGGCCTCGAGGCCGTTCTGAGGTTCGCTGTGCTTGGGCACGCGCCGCACATATTGGCCGGTGGCCGCGCGACGGCTATAGGCCCAGGCCAACCCGGACGCACCCCTCAGCGATGAGCTGGCGGCGCTCGCTGGCCACGCCCCAGGGGTTGGCGGGCTAGACGGCGGAGTCGAGGGAATGAACCAAGCGGGCGGGGTCCTCGCTGATGCGAGCCGCCGCCATCTTAGCCCTCTCCTACAAGCGGCGCCGACCTCGCATAGGCCCTGCCCCGGATTGCCCGTCACTCCTCTTGCCGGACGACACGATCATTCTTCGATCGCTCGCGCGCAAATTCGTGGGAGATTCGGGCTGAGGAAATTCCCTGAAGAACCACGTAGGCGGACATCAATGGGCTGCGGAAGCGGAACCTGAACCGGTGCTTCGCCCCTGTCTTCTGAAGCACCGACGCACGGCTCGCCTCACAGAACTCCTTAATGTGTCGCGCGAAACTAGGAATATCGAGGGTTCTGCCCGTGATCTTACGGAGAGGATCTCTCACACCTGCTGCCTGGAAGTAACCCAGGTCATCGGACTCAGCGAGTGCACACGCCAGTAGAACGTCCGGATAGAGGCTTGCCTTCTTGGGGCTGCTCACGGCACGTACGTAGTCCTTCCGAACAGACTGCTGCGCGTCCTGGATGGCCTTCTCGACAGCGCGGTCTACATGGCCGGTATTACAGACCTCTTCGCCCGCAAGGATCGCTGCTGTTGCGGAGTTTAGACCGAGGAGGTGCGTGAAATGAGGGAGACCGACCGAGAGGAAGCAGACCTGGTCTGCCGCGTCTGGTTCAATCCTCATCCCGAGTCTTGAGAATCCCCTTTCGAGAATTTCAGATAGCTCTTGCGTTGACATTCTTGGCATCTGCACCTGTACGAGCGCTCGCTCCACTGACTGATGTTCCGCGATGAGTTCCTCGACGGTATCCGCAACGCCGACCAGCATCAGCATCGCGCTTACGCCAAGATCGGAGAGGATCTTGATGGTATCGGCGAAGAGCCGCCTATCCCTTGAGGCAGAAATCCGATCGAACTCGTCGATGATCACGAGTACCACGAGCGCTTGGGACGAGAGCGATTCAAGCGCTCGTCGCACGTCGTCCGGCGATATCACATCTGGCAACAGGTCGAGAATCGGGACCTTCGCGGGAACAGGCGGCTTCGACTCAAAGCCCACTGGAGTCGGCTGCTGCTGGAGGACGTGGATGCTCGAAAAGACCTTTCGCCAGACAGACGAAAAGGTGTCGCTCGAATCACAGACGACATGCGGTGCTATGGTGTTCGCCCGGCTGAACACCCCCCTCACGATGTTCGCGAGGGAGGTCTTTCCGACCCCTCGCTCGCCATAGACGATGACGTGCCTACCTCTCTGCATCAGGGTATCGACGACGGTCTGCAGCTTCTCGACTCGTCCCGCAAACAACGCCTGTTCGTTCACGGGAGCCGCCGGAGTGAAAACCCTTCCCGCTTCCATTCGTTTCTTGATGATCTCGTCGTTGTCGCTCATGCGCATACTATACAGTGAGTCGCGCAACTTGCGAGCTTATTAGCGCTACCGTGCACAACACTTGTGTGCGGTCCGCCTCGAAATCCGATCGATCACTACCTCACCGCCACCCACCCCGCGAAGTTGAACCACCGCCAGAAGCACTCCACCCGCGAGAACCCGGCCTCGCGGAGTAGCTCCTCGTTCCACTTCGCCGTCACCGGCACGAGCACCCCCTCGAGCGAGAGCGCCTTCCGGAGGATCGCCTCTTCCGAGTAGCCGTTCGCCTTCTTCAACTCGCGGTAGAGCTTCACGAACAGCGCGTCGAGCTCGGCGTTCGGGACGAGGATCTTCTCCACAAGGATCAGCGCTCCTCCCGGGGCCGTCGCCTCGAACATCCGCCTCACGATGTGAGGCCGGTGCTCGATCGGCGTGAACTGGAGGGTCAGCACCGACAGCGTCACCGAGGCCCGGACCGGCGGGTACTCGTTCCGGAGGTCGAGGTCCTGGACCCGCATGATCCCCGCCTCGATCCACCCGCAGAACCGCTCGCGGACGGCCTCGAGCATTGGCCTCGAGGTGTCCACAAGAACGAACTGGTTTCGGGCCCCGAAGCGGTCCACGAATGGCGCGATGCCCTCCCCTCTCGAGCAGCCTACGTCCACGATCGAAGTCGCCTTCTGGACGAAGCGCGCGCCCATGTCGAAGACCGCGCTCCTCATCCCGCGGTAGTCCGGGACGGAGCGCTGGAGCATGTCGTCGAAGGCGTCCGTCACCTTCCGATCGAAAGCCCACCTGCCCTCGGGCATCGTCTGGTCGATCACGTTCTCGGCCATCAGCTCCTGACCTCCTTCAGAACCTCGTCTCGGATCGTCCTGGCGACGCAGGCCATCATCACGGGAGGTACCGAGCGCCCGAGGCGCTCCCATTGCTGGTCGTAGGTCCCCGTCAGCTGGAAGTCGTCGGGGAACCCGCTCATCCTCTTCAACTCGGCGATCGTGAAAGTCCGCGGCACGGCCCAGTGGTAGAGCACCGGCCGCGCCTGCAGCACGGTGTGACTCGGCTTCTCGGGCGAGAGTCGGAAGTGGGTCATGAACGCCTCGCGCCCATGCCGGCGAAGGAAGGCGCGGCCCAGCCCCATCGTGTCGCCCGGGACCGACTCCTCCCAGAGGAGCCGCGTCATCGTCCCCTTCGGCAGGATCTTCAGGAGCCTAGTCTTCGAATCTCCCGTGTCCCACCGAAGGTCAGGCGGCGCCAGCCCTTCAAGGGCCTCTCCCATCGAGTAGCGGTACGGCAGGGGCCGCGGGAAGGCGGGCGGGCGCTCGAGGTCCTCGCGGACCCCCACGAAGATCAGTCGCTGCCTCATCTGCGGTACCCCGAGCCACTGAGCGTCGAGGAGCCGCGCACCGACGCGGTACCCGCAGCTCCGGAGCTCGGCGAGGATCCGCTTGAAGTAGCCCTTCGCCGTCCCCTTCACGAGGCCCGAGACGTTCTCGGCGACGAACGCCCGCGGCTGCAAGCCGCGCAGGAGCCGGGCGTACTCGAAGAACAGGTCGTCGACGCGTTGCGACGTCTCGGAGTAGGCCTTCACCTTCCCCCAGCTCGCCTCGCGCTTCCCCGCCGTGCTGAAGGCCGCGCAGGGAGGGGAGCCGTCGAAGAGGCCGATCTCCCCTTCCCGGAGTCCCGTCGCCTCGAGGATGTCGGCCGGTCGCACCGTCCGGATGTCGCGGGTGTCGAGGATCGTCCCCGGGTGATTGAGCCGGTAGACCTCCTGAGCCGACTCGATGAACTCGGAGGCCCAGGCAACCCGGAAGCCGGCCATCTTGTAGCCGAGCGAGGATCCCCCGCAGCCCGAGAACGTCGACACCACCGTGAGCCCGTTCCACGGCAGTTCCGCGATCTCGCGCATGGAGCGGACGCGGTAGGGAGGCCTCATCACGGCTCCCACCTCGCCTTCCCCGTCTCGATCACGGCAGCGATCGCGAACTCGACGTCGGGGCCGTACCCGATCGCCCGGCAGAGGATCTCCTCCTCGCGATCGAAGTCCTCGAGGGGGAGCCCGCTCTCGAGCTTCACGGCGCGAATCCGCCCGACCAGATCGAACCTCCTCCGGAGCCGGACGAAGAGCTCGTCGTCGACGGCGTCGACCGCGTCGCGCAGCTCAGCGAGGCTTTCCGGACCACTCATAGCCGCACATCGGACAGTGGTAGTCGGTCGGGATCGACTGGTCGTACTGGTGGAACTCGGTCGGGGGCGTCGGCTCGGGCTGGGCCTTCGGGTCATCCTTCGCGCGAGGGACCGGCGGCTCGAGACCGCGGAGCATGTTCCGGACCGCGGCGCTCTGGAACTCGATCCCCTCGAGGAGGGACGCGAAGGCGGTCCCGTCCCTCTCCGCCATCCCCGCGAGCGGGTCGACCGTCGCGAGGAGCTTGGCGGCTTCATCCTCGGTCACGTCGAGGACGAGGACCGGCACGAGCTGATCCGGGGTCGTCTCGGCCCGGAGGTGGCCGTCAATGAGCTCGAGGGTCCCGTCCGGGAGCTCGCGCGCCAGTAGGGCGTCGGCGTAGCCCACCTCGGCGAGGACGCCCTGGAGGGCCTCACGCTGCGCCTTCGGGTGAACGCGCCAGTTCCTCGGATTCGGCCGGAGATCCGCGGCGCGCACACGCCGCAGGTCCTTGATGCGATCTCTGACTTGCATTTCAGGCTCCTACTCGCAGGCTTCGTTTCGGGTAGCAGGTGCCGGCGGGACCCACCTCGGTCTCCACGGTCAACGTCCTGTGGCCGCAGGTGGCGCACCCCCAGAGCCGGAAGAACCGGTCCTCGGCGGGCGTCAGGTCCTCGGCTCCGTCCAGCCACTCCGTCATCGGCGGTGCCACGACCGTCCGGGGATCCGCCCCCGCCTCGATCGCCCTCTTCTTGCAGGCCGGGCAGCGCGGCCACGCCATCAGCGCGGCCCCCCGGCGACGGCGAACAGCGGAAGGTCCTCCTCCAGGCCTACGACAGCCCGAGAAGGCGCAGGCGGCACCAGGCCGGAGCTCGGCCCGCCCCCGGCGAGCAGCTGGGCCGAGAACCGCTCGAGGCCGGGCGGAGCCGCGTCGACGACGACGATCGCCCCCGCGGGCTCCCCGTAGACCTTCCCTACCCACTGCTCGACGACCTGCGCGTCGTCGCGCCAGAGGATCCCCGTGAGGGCGTCCTCGAGGGCACGGAGCAGCTTCGTCGCGTCGGGCTTCGTCGCCGGGTAGGGAGGCGCCGACGGGAGGAGACCCCGCTTCCCGAGGTGCCCCTTGAGCCGCGGGAAACGGAACAGCACCCGTAGCGAGAGCGGCCCATCGAGGAGTGTCCCCCGGTAGACCTCCCGCGCAGCCGCGACGACCGCCACGCGCCAGTCCTTGACCCGCGGGTTGGCGTCGCTGACGACCGTCGCCTGGCTGCCGTTCTCCCGGAGCACCGGGGAACCGTCCTTGTGCCGTAGCGGGAAGGCGCTCTTCGAACCGCCCGGCTGAGGAACGCCGATCACTTCGAATCGAATCACGCCGTCACCTCCGCTTCCTCCACGAACTGGATCGGCACCTGGACTCCACAGGCACGGCACGCCGAGGCGACTACCTCGCCGTATTCCCCTGCCGCGTACCCGAGAAACAGCGGGGCCACGGAGACCCGGAGGACTCCGTTCACCTCGCCGACCTGGCGAGTCCCCCGGAACCAGGTCTCGAAGTCGCGTTCGTCGACGAGAGGCCGGAGCTGCTCGAGGACCCGCGGCCAGACGCCGCCCCCAGGTGGTGGGGGGGCCAGGGCCTCCGTCGGCGCTGCCGCCTTCCGTCGGGGGGCCGGCGGGTGGGCCCCGACGAGGGCGGGGGCCGGCGCCGAGTCCCGGAACGGTCGGTCGTACCGGCCCTCCTCGATTCGCGTCAGCGAGTCCGGCTTGAGCAGGAAGTCCAGCGTGACCCAGGCCTGCCCTGCGAGGTGCGGAAGTGCCGCGAGGTGCCGTACGGCGGCCATCCAGCGCTCGAGGTCGGGCACCGCGCGAAGCCGGGCCCTGGCGGCGCGTTCCCGGCCCGGTGGGAGGGCCTTGGCCTCGGGCAAACGGCCGCGGTTCGAGTTCCAGACGGCGAGGAGCTGGCGCGGGGAAGGGGGGCGCGGCGCCCCCGCGGCAGTGGGGGTTCCACTCCCCTCTCCTTCCTGCTCCTGCTCCTGCTCCTGCTCCTGATTCCTGGAACGCTTCCTCGAACCGTTCATGGAATCGCTCCCATCTCCGTTGTCGGAGCCGTTCTCGGACTCGTCCCCGGAGCCGTTCCCGGAGGGACCACCGGAACCACTCCCGGACGAGTTCTCGGGAGGGTTCTTGGAGCCCTTCCCGGAACCGAACCGGAGACGGCCCCGCTCGTCCTCCTCCATCCCCAGCTCGAACACTTCCGGGAACCCCGAGGCGTTTCGCAGGACAACCGTCGCTTCGTCGCGGAGGGCGCACTCGGGGATCTCGGCGATCGCACGTCGCCAGGCCTTGACCGTGTTCGGGTTCTCCGCGGGGTTGTACTTGACGGCTTTGGGGATCCAGACGACGCGCGCCTGCCAGTCCGCCTTGACCATGTCGGCCGTCGAGAGCTCCGCGAAGCACCGACGGAACGCCGGCAGGGGCCAGTCGAGCATCTCCGCCAGGGCTGCTTCGCCAGCCGAAAAGAGGCCGGGCGCAGCCGTCGTCTGGGGGCCCGTGAGGAGGAACACCCAAAGATACCGAGCGTTCGGCTTCGGGCGCGAAAGGGCGACGAACTTCTCGTCACCCCACATCTTCACGTCGATCTTCCGGTGCCGCGCCATGGGTCAGCCCTCCTTCGCCTTCTGGAGGGCTGCTCGCGCGTTCAGCCGAGCGAGCCGGAGGAGGGTTCCGAGGGTTGGGGGCGGGTTCCACGGGTCCGAGCCGTTCGCCCGGACGTATGCGGCAAGCTGGAGCTCCTCGAGGAGCACCCCATGCCCGGCCGAGGCCTCTGCCGACCTGCAGGCGTGCGTCACCTGACCCCAGGCCGTCATCGGCAAGTCGGCGCCCGGGCTGGCGAGGAGGCGCTCGACCTCGTCCAGCGCTGCCCTGAGAGTTGGGAGGGAGCGCGCGCGGCCGCGGGTCAC